TATAATAAAGATAATGACCTATGTGTTGTGCTTGAAACAAATCACGATTCAGCTGATTGTGGAGAGTCGTTGTTTAATGGCACATTTAAAGATTTTAATAAATTATTTGAAGAAGATGAGCGTGCATATGATAATCTTATTAAGCTATTTGATTACTATACAATTAGTATCCCTGATAAATTAATCCAATTAATGTCAGTACGATGCGCACAGGAAGGATATAATATTATCGATTATATCGAGCTTGCTCAAGAACTTCGTGCTACAGATGACATCCCGCATACTCTGTTTGAGTTTGGATTAATAGATAAAGATGAATTAGAAGAAATGAGAAAATAGCCTAACCAAATTTGACCTATATTGCTTTTTATATATTAGATAATTAACTTATAATAATAAATATATAGAAACAATATGGGTCAAATTTTAGGTTTAAAATTAAGAAGGTGATTAAACTATGATTTATGATAAATTATATGATTGGCAAAAGTCTTTAGTAGATAAAATTAAAGATAAAGATGCCTATGGATTATGGCTTGATTGCGGATTAGGCAAAACTCCCATATCTTTAGCTCTTGCTGAAATTAATAAATGCAATAAAATTTTAGTTATAACTTTAACTTCTAAAGTCATGGAATCAGATGCGTCAAGTTTTGAAGGTTGGTCGGCGAATCTAACCCCATCCTATGAATTCATAAGATTAACTGGCAGTGCTAAAGCCACACCAGTTTGGGATAGCTCACCTACTATATGTATAACAAATTATGAATATTTATATAACAGAGATAAGAAGAAAGTATTAAGTATTAGAAAAGAAATCCTTAATTTTATTAAGTCATGTAAGAATCAGAATACATGCATTATCCTCGATGAATCGCATGAAATCAAAAATTCTTCTGCTACTCAAACTAAAGCAGTTAATAAAATTTATAATTTAGTTAAGGCCTATGCGGCAAATACTAAATTATATTTATTAAGTGGAACTCCATTTACAAATGGTTATATAGATTTATATAGTCAATTAAACTTAATGGGACTAAACTGGACAAAAGAACGATTCAAATCCGAGTTTTGTATCATGGGTCATATCCATGGATTATTAGATTGGCAACAACCAATTGTTGGATACAGGAATGAAGATAAACTTTTTGAGTTAGTGCATCAATATGCAGTAACAATAGATTCTAAAGATGTGTTGACATTACCAGAGCAGGTCTTTAACCATTATCTGATTCCGAATTCAAAAGAGTTTAATGAATTAACATTAGAAAAAATTGATCGAAAGATAAATTTAAAATACAGGAATTTAACTTATCCTGATAGAACTTATTTGGCAGACACCCCAGGGGCCCTATGGTTAAGAGCTCGCCAAATAAATATTGGATTCCAAGGAAATGCAGAGGATTCAATTTGGTATAACCGATCGAGACTAAAAGCATTAGAAGAATTCTTAGATAAACATCCTGATAATTATGTCCTATTTTATAATTACGTTCCTGAGCTATTAGAGCTATTCGATATATGTGAGAAGTTAGATTATAAGATTGATGTCTTTTCAGGGGATATAAAATCGTTAGCTTACTATGAACAGTATGCGAAGATGAATCCCGTCGATAAGATTCAGAACAAAAAGAGAATCATCCTATCCAACTTCGCATCTGGTTCTACTGGTAAAAACTGGCAGGAATACAACAAATGTATTATCTTTAGTTTGCCTGTCTACAAAGATTGGGCACAGGGAATAAAGAGACTGCACCGTGTCGGTCAAAATAATACAGTAATTTATTATGTCTTTCATAGTAACAATTGGTTAGATAATGGTATGTTTGAAAGTCTAATGGAAAAGAAAGATTATAATGAAGACTTATTTAAGAGAGGTTTATCAGAATGGAATCAAGAAAGATAGGTAAATATACGATCTATTCTAATGGAACAATCCATGACGATAATTATGATTCATGGGTTAAACCATATCAAAATAATCAAGGAGAGCAACTCATAAAGTTATTTGTTAATAATCGATATGTTCAGCTGTATCTTCATGAAACAATTGCACAGTTATTTATGCCAAATTATAATCCAAAGCTACGAACGGTACATCTGGATGGTAATAAGTTAAACAATGACATTTCAAATTTAATTCAAAAAGAAGCTGCAGTAATTACTAGGGAAGAAAAAGCGGCTAGTTTACCGAACTACGCAGTTACATCCTATAATCCATATGACATGTCAACAATTAACTTCGCATCGCTCGATGAGGCTGCATTATATATTGTGTCAATTGGAAAAGAAGATGATCTGGTAAAAGCCAAGTTAAACATATTTAATGCTACAGATGATAGGTCTAAGACGGCTTACGATTGTAAGTGGAATAGTATATAATATTAATATAATAAAGAAAGGTTAGGTAAGAAAGATGGAAAAGATTTTTATTGTAGTTGCAGATGGCCAAGTCCAAAAAATTCTAAGCAAAGATGATTTAGAAATCGAAATTTTAGATTTCGATAGTTGTTTTAGTGAAGATGAAGAAGAATCTCTTGCAGATTATTTAGAAGATTTAGAAGACAACAAATCATTAAAAATTATAGGGGTGTAATAATGGAACGAGAAGAAATCGAACAATTACAAAAATTATTAATTAAGTTACGCAAAAGAAGAATTGAAGTTTTAAAACGATCAGACTCTGGAATTGAATCATATCCAGATGATGTAGTTTATGAGATCGATGACTATTATAAAGTTGTTGAATCATGCGATAATCTATTGGATGCTTTGGATTGTATAGTATGCTAAGAAAAATTTATATGAAAAAGATAAATAAAATCATTGCACCTTATACAAATGATTTTACTATAGTTGATTTTTTGACCTGGGTTTTGCCAGATATGTCTACAAAAGAAGTAATTAAATATTATTACAATACTAAAAGAGAAATTAAGGAAGGAATATTAACTAATGATTGATTTGCTTAATGACAAAAAGACAAATAAGGACGATCCTAAGACTCCTTTACCAAATGCTACTAAAACAGTTACTGTAAGGGGCCCTAAAATCGGTGATGTTAAAACAGTTATTATTGATGCAAATGGGCATATTAGAATCAAGGAAGGAGAATTTTAAATGAGAGATTTTAATGTAGTTACAAAAAATTTAGATAAGATCAACAAATTGGGATGGTACGCAGAAGCTTCTGATAAAGATTCAGACTGGGTGCTATTAACTTTCACTCCTCATGGAAGAAGAGTTTACTTAACTTTGTCTAATGAGGATTTCTTGGATAACTTAGCAGATGTTATTGATGATTTTAGTACAGATGATTATATGCATCAAGAAGTGTTAGTATGCGAAAAGAAAAATATCAAGCCTAAATATTCAGAAATTTTATTAGATGCCAAATGGTCATTTACTCAAATTCTAACTTTGTATAATGAGCTAAAAGGTATCGATGGATTCCATGATGATAATGACTTACAGGATGACGAATGTGAACAGCCAGACACCCGAAAGAAAAGTAAAGAATCAGATAAACAAACAGATTAAACATTATCAAGATTTGGGTATCAAAATTTATGGTGAATCTAGAGTTGTAGCAGGGGTTAATTATAAAAAAGGAACTCCTGACATGTGGATCGTATTAAACGGTAGACACATTGAGTTAGAAATTAAGCGTGAAGAAGGTGGAGTTTTATCGACATCCCAAATTCAGTGGCAAAAATATTTTGAGGACCTCGCTGTACCACACTACGTAGTGAGCAGCTTGGCTGACTTTATTAATATAATAGAAAAAGAGTTAGCCAAATAAATGACTAACTCTTTTCCATAAGGGTAAATTGGAGAACGGCACAAAAAGAAACTATCTTTTAACCTTTGCTCTAAACATGAATGCCATATTAGGATATTCTTTATAGTTATCAGAATAATCTGAAATGTCACCATCGTCATCTAGTTGATAGCATTTAATATTTAGGAATGTCATAACAACATCACCTTCATATTCGTTATCACCAGGTTCGTTATATTTATTAAAATTGATCATACAATGTTTAACTGTAGCCTTTAAGAATTGCCTTACCATTTCTTCAGTAGGTAAAGCAGTAAACATTAGAGCTGATTCACCGATGTTACACCAATCTTCAAGATACTCTTCTGCTCCTGCAGATCCTTTAAGAGAATTTTTAACAGTGAATGTTAATTTGAATTTATTGTATGAAGCTGAGTCTTCGATTTCGAAGTCCTCATCGATATCTTCATCATATTCACTTAGATCATATACCGTATAATCAAGGTCTTGAATTTCATAATCCTTGACATAGCCTTCTTCAATTAATTCAGATAGTTTCTTACCAAACAATATCTCTTTTGCTTCTTTAGAAGACTCAGCTTGAATTTCAAGATTTTGAATCCAGATATCTATATTAAAATCAAAATTATACCGCTTATACATATTTACTCTCCATACTTATTTAATGATTGAGTTGGAACTTCATTATATGTCTTATAATATAAGTCTACATCATTTGACCAAGGCTTCTTATAATTAACACGAAGATTTGGTTTGTATATTTCAATAGGATTAAAATCATCGTCAGTTAAAGTTGGGTTAATAAATTTAATAGAGATCGTATCACCATAGCTTAAATCGATATCTTTAAATTTGAATTCATGTTGAGGTAAATAGAAGTTTACGATGTGTTTACCAAGTCGATCAAGACGTCGGCGAACTGCATCTTCTGACTTATAAACTATTTCAGTTACATCATCCATGTCAAGATTTAATTCTTGGAGAACATCAAAGAAGTTATACTCTTCAGTAGGAATCTTCTCGCCCTTCTTAGCGTTGATAAAAAATTGAATCTTATCACAAATGGCATGAGGATATCCATCAGCATCATGAATTTCTTTAGGCATCTCTTCACGGAAGAATCGCTTGAAAATTTCGGTAGGAGTCACAGCATCTTTTTTGACCTTACCTTCTTCAGCTTCTTTCTCTTCAGCCTTAGAAAGTTCTTTAACTTCACGAGAATAAATTCCAACCCAGTTAAGTAGCTTGTTACCTTGGCGAAGCTCAATGTCCAAGCGTCCAGTATCCCAAACTTTTTTAAGTTCCTCGTCGGTATACTTTAATTGAGTGTTAACATATTTTTTGAATTCTTTATAGGCTTGAGTGGCATCTTTAAATTTTTTGATTGAATACCAAGTGAACACATCATCGTTGAAAGTTCCAAGGTAAATTTCAAAAACATCCGAATTAGTTTTGATTTCTTTTTTCTTATTAATTTTTTCTGGCATAATACAATTCTCCTTATACAATTATTATACCATAAAAAATTAATTTCGTATACCAAAAATTCCAGAAAAATTTATTAAAAAAGTTTTTGCGATTTTTGGTTCCGAAAAAAGTTTTGCAAAAAAATTTTTAAGCCTCCAGAATGGCAGCGAAAATGGCCCCCACCCCCCTTAAATTCATATAGAATATATTTATATATTTTCATTGACATTCTAACAAAAAATTATACATTTTTCGTTTCCAAATTTTAAGTTAAAAAATAAATAAATAAATATAGCGTTGCCTCCAGAATGTCAATGAAATTTTTTGTTAGAATGGCAATGAAAATTTTTGGGTGATTTTTTGTTAGAATGGCAGTGAGATTTTCGTTGACGTTCTAAAAAAGTTTTGCCAGAATGTCAACGAATTTTAAAAGGCCATTTTTTGAGATTTTTCAATTTTCGTTGACGTTCTGGCAAAAAATAAATATAGTGGTAGGAAATTTTCATTTATCAAGTTGCCTTCAGAATGTCAACGAAATTTAATAATGTTCGTAGAACCCTTAAATTTTCCTGTCAGAATGTCAGCGAACTTGAATCCTATATCTGCCTTGCGGCCAGCTTTGGAACAATTAAAATTTTATAAGACCTAAATAAACTAAATAAAATCTAAATAAAATCCAAATAAAATTCAAAGCTTGTATTGTTTTATAATTTGCTAATTTAGTAAGTTTTGTTTTCTATATATAATATATATATACGCATAAAGCTGAGTATATATAACGGCTTTTTTCTTATTATATATAGTGTAAAATATTTGTGAAATATATGAAAGGAAATATAATTAAATGAGACTATGGCATTATAAACTTATACCTTATTTACCTAAAAGTCAATTGATCGCTCAATGGCGAGAGTTAAACAGTATTTATAAAAACCAGCCTAAACACATATTAATTAATTATGTTTATGAATATCCAAAAGCAAATTTAGCTTATTATTCTGCTTTAGTTATTAACGAGCTAGATAATAGAGGTTACAAAATAAATCTAAACAATTTTAGTAAATACATTACTCGAAAAGATTTTTTACTTTCAACAAATTTTGATGATGGAGATAATCCATTTCCACAACATCACACTGATAGATATCTAAAACAATGTTTTTATAATTTGCAAGAAAAATTTGATAGAGGCCAAAAAGATTTTTCTAAAAAACAATATTATAAATTATGGGAATTTGCTATTACAAAAACAGGACTTGTAGAATATTTAAATAAAAAGGAGTATTAAATAAATGAGTAAAGCATTAACTGCATTAAAAAGAATAGGCGATTTAAATGTTGATATAGGAATGTATGGACATAAAGTTAAAGAATTTAAATCATATCAAATTGTTGAGAAAGAACTATTAAAGTACGATAAAATTAAAAAACTTGTTAAAGAAAAGAATATTGATATTGTTGCTTTTAATGTTGCATCAAATGTTACAGCATATAATAATATTGTTGATAACGAAAATAAACTTACAAGAGAAGAATTTATGTTATTGAAAGGAATATTTAAATGAGTAATAAATTAACAATTAATGAAATATGTAATCAATGTAAGAATTGTAATAATTTAATGATTGTAGACGAAGACGAAAATAGAACTTGTCTTTTTGGATATACTTTATCTATTCAAAATAATAATTGTAAAAGCTTTTCTCCAAATGAGATTACTAACTTAACAAAATTTGATTATATTAAAAATGCTTATGACTTTTATAAAAATAGTAATCAAACTGGAAGAGATAAAGAACTATTTGTTGAAACAATATTTAGTATAATGGAGGATAAATAAATGAGTAAGTATGTAAGAACTAATGATGGTATATATGAATTAAATCCAAATAATTATGTTGTTGAACTGGGGTTTGATGATTTTGTTACGATAAATGCCGTACACAAAGGGATATTAGGAATAAAAAGTGATAGTATATTACAACAAGCCGACACAATTAAAGAATTGTGTGATGGATTTTGTCTCGAAGTAGAAAGTGAACACTATCATAATTGTTTAACTAATTTACTTAATAATATTTTTGTTAATTATAAAGCGTTTATGCGAAATTATAATAATTGGTTTGAGCGATTAAAATATGGTGAAGTCACTAAACTTAGTGGTTATGGATTTATTAAAACTGATAAAGGTCTAATATATGTTTGTAAGGTTGAAGACGGAGGACTAAGGCTAATATGAAAATTAATATTGATAGTTTAATAGAAAGTAGTATGGAAGAACTTTTAAAAGCAAAAAATCGAAATGAAATTACCACTGACGAAATTGGTAATAAAGTTTGTGATATGTTTAACGAAGAATTTAAAAAGGCTGCAAAAGAAAATATATTAAATACTAATATGAATAGATTGACTCAAAAAGAAAAATTTGGTTATTCTGGCGATTGTAGACAAATATGTTTATGTAGCGATAAGCTTGGTAAGTATGAAGATATTGATGAAGAAATTGGTATTGATTATATCACACTAAATAAGTTAAGAACTGCTAATAAAATCTATGTTAAATTTTTTGATGAGATTCAAGAGTGGAATAAATTTAAAATTGATTTAAGATATTGTAAAATTTATTATGGGTATAATCATGGAAAAGGTTATGGACTAAATCAACCACTATCAAATTATGGTAAAGGGTTTGCTATTACAAGAAAGGAGTTAGCAAATGAATTACGTGAGAACTGAAAAAGGAGAAATATTAGATTTAGAAAATATAAAATTTAAAACTTTAGATAATGAATTATATTATAAAAATTTTATTTTCGAAAAAATTAGACAAGACGGTAATGATATAAAATTAGATTATTCTGCTATAGGAACAGAACAAAATCATTTAGAAGAACAAAGAAATAAAATATGTAGTTTTTCGTTAATTAAATATAACGATAAAATATTAGAACAAGCAAACACAATAGGAGAATTGTGTGATGAGTTTTTACTAATCGATAAAAAACAAAATATATCTTTCATAATTTTAAATATCAATAATAAAAAAGATTACTGGTTTAAATATGATGACAATGACATTGTATACGAACTTAAGAAAGATGAAATAGTTTGTGGTTCAGTATGGATATTTGATGAAAATAATATTCCTACATTAAAACCTGTTGCTAAATTAAATAATGAGAAAGGAGTATTTGAATTGATATGAATAGATTAACGAATGAAAAAATGAAAATTGAATTATCAGATACTAAGAAATATAATTTGATAGTGCATAAAATGTTTAATAAATTAAGTGAGTATGAAGATATTGAAGAAATATGCGAAAAAATATCTAAACAAATTGTCTATCAAAAATTAAATGATGGTACAATAATTGAAGAAAACTTTTGGGATTGTACCGTTGTGTATAATTTTAAAACACGTGAAATTAAAATATATGAATATGATTTCAGAGATTCGTTAGAAATAGACAAAATCGATATTGAGTGGTCGTTCTATAGAGAAAGGTTAGAAAATGACAAGTAAAGAAGCGCTAAATGAAATAAAAAATTATCAATTAGTTCATTATGATGAAAATGGACAAAAGGACCCATTGCAAAAAATTTGTTAACTAAAGAAGAGCAAGATTTACTTGAAGAGGTGCTTGAAGATGAATGAGTATTATGCAAAAGAATTTGCTAGTTTAATGAAACATTATCTTAATGTTCCTGATTTTGTCGAGTATATGTTGACAGATGAGCTCCTATCTGGAAATTTTGAACAAGTTATAGAATTTATTGTAATTAAAAAACATAAAAATCTTAAAGAGGAATTTGAAAATATAGGAGGAAAAAAATGACACTAATTTATGGAAAATATACTATTTTTGGAACGGTTGATGAAATTCGTGAGTTCATAACAAAAGAAGCAGGAACAACTGTATCAGTTCCGTCAAATTTTTCAAACGAATGCATTATACTTGATCCTGATAAGAATGTATATATATCAAACACAAAAAAATGGGAACCACAAACTTATAACTGCCCTCAATGTAAATTTCTTATACCAGCTGATGATCTAGGAATAACTGGTCGTTGTTCAAAAGGAAAATTACCTTTTGAAATGATAGGATGCAAAGATTTTGTGGAGATAAAAAATGACAAGTAGAGAAAAATTAGAATCAATAAAAAGCAAGTTCCAAGAAAAATTTCCAAGTGAAACGTTTGTTGACGATTTTGAAATTATTGAAAATGACCTTGATAGACTTGAAAAGTTAGAGAAAGCAAACAAACTTATATTAGATAAGGTTGTTGATGTTAATAGAGAGGTAGTATTTAGAAACAATTATAGGGACTATTTAAACCATATGATAGTAAAAACATATCCTCTACACTACATTTTATCAAAGAAAGAGTGGGAGTTTTTAAAAGAGGTGTTTGGATGAAACTATTATTATATTGCACTAAAGAAAAACCGTATTTAATTGGTGGTTATCATACACCTTATTATTTAGATAAAGGTGGTAAAAAATCAGTTATGGATGATAGAGATGATATATTAAATGGCAAAGTCGTGGCAGGATGTGATTTTGAGTTGGAAGAAATATTTAATGTTGGCGATGAATATGAGGGACTACAATTATATACAGAAACATTGAGTATTGAAGAAATTTTAAAAAAATCCTGTTTATCTTATAAAGATTATTTAGTATATGTATTATCTACTGAGAATTATGGTTATGCAATCCACATTAAGAATTTGAAGATATTTGATGAACCGAGAGAACTGAATGATTTTGTTTTGTTAAATAAATATAGAGAAGATTTAAAAGGAACACAATATAATGTTTTAACAAAAGCACCACAAAATATGTGTAAAGTAGCCTATTCTAAAAATTGCATAAACAAATATAATTTTAATGATATTTACAAAGGTGAATGTGTTTTAATCTCAATTCGTCCTGAATGGTTATGCAAAATACTTAATGGTGAGAAAACGATTGAAGTAAGAAAGAAAGTTTTAAAGGAGATGAAAGATTAATGAAAAATAAAGATACAATTAGTCCTGCATATTATCTTGTAGTAAATCCTAAAGATTATAAGGAACTAAATAATAGATTAGAGAAATTAGAGAAAGCAACAAAAATCATAAAAGATAAAAAAGTAGATGTACAGTTTTTTACTATTTACTTTTAATTATTACGATAAAATTAAAGAAGATAACGAAAAGAATGATAGAAACAGATGTTTTGTTAACTATAATACTTTTCAGCGTTATAAAATTACGAAAGAAGAATATGAATTACTAAATGAGGTATTTAATGAAAAAAGAAATAATAACTACTCCGACTGATTTAAAATTCTCATTGTTGAATTAATTTTTACAATAAGGCTTATTTTAGAAAGGAATATTTAAATGATTTATGCTATTATGATTTTTATTTTATGGACTTGGAATTTGACAGCTACATGGGTGAATATTGTTTGTACTATTTTATGCGGACTCGCATTATTATATGAAGGAAAGGACGACTTTAGTTAATGACTGTAGAAAGTATTTATTATAATAAAATGTTTGGTGATAAAAGTCTTAATTATAGACTGACAACAAGAACTGAAAAAATTTATAGCGGCGAAATAAACACACGTTATTTTGCTCACTTTGATGATAATTTTTTTGAAGTAAGTAAAGAAGAGTATGATTACTTATTAGCTGAATTAAATAATAATCAAAATTTATTAAAAGATATATTTAAGAAAGTTAAAAAAGATGAAAAGTAAACTAGCATTAGAAAGAAAGTTTTAAAAGAGGTGCTAAAATGAAACTAAATAAATCGCATGTATATTTGTTGATACGTAAAAATAAAATGAAATTGATTCGCCATAGAAAATATATTCGTAATAAATTATCAGATAAATTAATAGATTTAACATTGATGTTTCTCACTAAATCTTATAATTACGGAGCCGAAATCGATGATGAATCTTAGAAGGCGACTCTTAAATCTGGCTATCGCCCAGCACAAGAGTAACGGCTTAAATTGTTATATAATTATGATATAATATAATAAAATAAAGAAAGGAAAAAGTATGACAAGTAAAGAAATTTTTGGTAAGTTATTTGATAAGAAAAGTAAAGATGACAAATTATCAGATCATTATGAAGAAATAACGGCACTTAAAAATAAAATAAGTTTTATGGCACGTTATTTAGGTAAATTAAAAGATTTGGAAGATATTTGTAGAGCCAATATAAATATTGTTTCGGATCCTAAAATTAAAATTGCTTTACGTGAAATCGATAAAATCTTAGACTTTAAGAAATAATATGGAGCCTTTTGAAGAGGCGCCAACAAAACAGTTAGGAAATAAATATGAACTTTTTAGACTTTTTAAAATCTGAAGACATGATTGTTATTCATATATATAATCGAGACTTATGTGAAAAAGTAGCAAATACTTTAAATAAACTTATTGCTGATAATCATATTGCTAAAGATATAAGAGGATTTCATAAAATTTTACAGCCCTGCTATGATGCTAGTTGGTTTGATGATTATGAAGATAAAACTTGTTTAGCTAATACTGGAGAGTTTTGCTCTTTAGAACTTGCTAAAAATGAAGGCTATAAAATTTTTAGGATTGAAGACGTTTTTTGGAAAGATAGCAATGGTAAATTATACTTTAATGATGAAGTTAATTATGTTTATTTAAAAAATATTTGTAAAGCAATTCCTGAAGGCAAAGGCGATAAAAATTTTATGAGTGATAATGGTAAAGATAAAGAATACACACGAGTAAAAGCAATTTATACTGAAGCTGTTAATCGAGGAATTCTTACAGTTGATGAGGCGGAAGAATTATTAAATAGAGTAAAGTTAGTATTAGATGAAGTAATTTTATAAGTTTATTAGAAAGGAATAAATATGGATTTTAGTGATTTATCAGTAAAAAATAAATATGCTATTTATTGTCTAAATCAAGGTGTTTATAATGATCTTGGTGAATTAGGTGAATTAGATGAATTAGATCATGGTTGGTTCAAATTAGATGATGATAATGATTTAGTTAATCCAGAATCAACATTGCAATTTGTTTTAACTGATACAGGTAAACTTGTTACACTTGATAAAGTGAAAAAATTAATTAGTAAAGGCTATAAAATAGTATATCCAATATTAAATGATAAAGGTATACTTAATATTTTTTCATTTATTCCTTTAACTTATGAAAAGTATAGTAAATTATATAATTGTTTATATAGTTTAATTGATACTAATTATTCTCATAATATAATTAGGGTTACTTCTGTAGATGAGTTTAGATCAATTATATTGATGATTATGGATATAAGTAAAGATAAAAATACTGGAATGAAACCTGATATTATTAAACGCATGTTTGATAAATTAAATAATGGTGAAGCTATTTATATTCATATTGATAATCTTGATGAGTATACAGATATAACAGATGTAAGTATTTATGAAGTTGATTTAGATGGAACAAATCGTTCTGATTATAAATTATATAAGGTGATAGTATGAAACGATTTTTATTCGAATGCGGACATGTAAGTGAAGGTGATCATTGTAAAATTTGTGGATGCGAACGAATTCAGTTTCAGATCCATAACATCCGAGACCACCTTGACGGTCGGCAAGCGATGTGTGGAAAGAAAATTATAAAATCAAGGTGGGACCTACCCGGGTTTGTATATAGACCAAATGAAAAATATGATTTGTTTTTGTTTGGTAATAGAGATAAAGCATTTGGAACTGGCGTAGTTTATAAAATTGGTATTGATGGAGATTCAATAAGAGAGGACAAATAAAATGGAATTTGGTACAGATGCTAAAAAGGTATTAGACAAATTAAATAAAGACTTAAAAAAAGCTTTAGATATATTGCCTGAAGAAGATCATTTAAAAGATCCTTTTGATTATTTTCCATATGATAAAGAAACTGCTAAAGATATTAGTCCTAAAGTTGGTGATCCTACTATTACTCATTATGATTATGGTTCAGGCAAGCCATTACCTATTGATGATATTTGTGATTCTGAATATACTTTTAGTACACCGTTTGATCCTATTAAACTTGTTTTACCTGATATTGAAGAAATAAACAAGAAAATGTTTGATAGTTTGGTTTTAACTAAAAAGTTTAAAGATAAATTAAATCTTGAATGGGAAACTGATTATGCTGATAGAATTTTTATTGTCCGAGATGATAAAGGCAAATATTATAGATTCACACAGGATTTAATAAATAATGATTTTTTATGTACAAAAGATGACTTTGATAATAGATGTTATAGATTAGCTGATACATTATTTGTTATAGATTCAATGTCTGGTTGGAAAAAAGTCTATAATTATTATAAAGAAATACAAATATTACCAATAAGACAAATTCAAGAATATTTTTTATTTAAAGACGATGAATTTTCAACAAATTTAAATAAACCAAAAGTTATTCAATTTATTGATAATTTTAATATAGCAGCAAATAAAACTGAAGTTCGATTATTTCGATATTCACTAAATAATTTTGATGAAGTAAATGAATATATTAAACAGCGCAAGAAAACAAACCCAAATATAAAAGTGGTAAGAGTGAAATAAAATGAATGAAGATGATAAAAAAGAATATATAATTTCAAGCTCAAGTGATTCAACAAGTGATTCGGGAACTCCGACTTCGTCAGGAGTCTCTGATAGTATAATTAGTAATACTGATACTGGTACTATTATTATCGATGATAAATTAAGCTCTGGTTCATATAAAGAGTTTAAAGGAATATTGGACGATACAACTACTGGTGGGGTTATACATGAAAAAATTATGACTGGTGTACCAGTCTGGGATGAAAAGTGGGAAGGTGAATCTGAATCTACATTTGAAGTAAAAGATCCATATGAATATAATATGTTAGATGTTATGTATTTAACTAATAAAAAGATTGATTCATATTTTTTAGCAACAAAAGAACCACTTGCTGATAAAATTGTTTGGATGGTATTAGATCGAGATAATGGATATGACTATTTTTCAACACATTTACCAGAAGGTGAAACATCTCCTTATAAATATGAATTTGCAATTAAAAAAGAAGATACTGATGAATTGATGTATAATTTAAAAAATACTTGGTTTGTTATAGATTCAGTTGCAGGTTTATATAAATTATGGTCATATTATAAATATATAGTAAGTGAAGTATGTGGTAAATTAAGATATATAGAAAGTTTAGAAAATGATTTACATGAGCATCAAGAATCACTTTGGAATAGTGTAGATTTAAAAAGTTGGCCAACCGCTTTTGAAAAATATGATTTAAAATTAATGGTTAAATTTAGAATTGAATATGTAGCATATAAAATTGGTGATGATATACCAGGTAAATTAACATTGTTATATAATTCATTAATTGGTAATCATAATCTAAAAGATTGGATTGATAATTATGTTAGAAAATTTAATAAAAATGATAAAGTAGTAAAAATAAAGTAACGGCTTAATTATATTTTAAATTATGATATAATTAATTATAAAGATTTAGCGGAGTAGAGGAAAGGTACCTCGTGAGACTCATAACCTCAAGGTTGGTGGTTCGAGTCCACCCTCCGCCACCATTTGAAATTTATAAAGAGAAAGTAAACTCGCAAAAACTTTGGCAATAGAGAAAGTCCGCCATGATTAGTAAGGTTAAAAGGGGACGTTACCTCGAGAGTGGGATGGGCTAAGAAGACCACATTAAAGAGTGTTCGGACTGTGCGAGACAGCTGGCGTCGAAGCCGATAAACTGGCACGAGGTTAAGTGCACTTTAAAATGAAAGGAATAAAATATGGGAAATGAATTGAAGCGAACTAAATTAGGTGAATGGTTATTTAATTCAGTAAATAAAGTGAGTCTTTATATTGCATATCATAAAGTATTATTTTATATTTTATCATATACATGGGGACTAATTACAACACTATTTGGTTGGATTGTTTATTTATTTTTAAGAATATTTTTTAAAAATAAAATTCAATTAAAAGGAAAATTTTTTACAGCAAGATATATAATGTTATTTGATGAATGGGGTGGTCTTGAACTTGGCACAAATTTTATATTAGCTGGTAATATGGGAAAATATTTTACCGAGCATACAAAGTGTCATGAACTCGGCCACACTTATCAAAATGCGGCCCTCGGGCCCTTTGCTATAATATTTATCTTTATTCCTTCTGTTATACAATATTGGATTCAGCGACTTAGAAAAGATCAATCTAAGAATAAGCCTTATGATTTAATTTGGTTTGAAGGTTCAGCAACTTATATTGGTGAAACTTTATTATCAAATTTAGAGCATAAAGATTATCATTATTATAATGAGCAATATCAATTCAATAACAATTATGGAGCAAATATATGAATATAGCAGATAAAGAAATAAAAAAATTTTTTGACGATCTTTTAAATAAATATATAGAAGAATATATAGAAGAAGACTTAAATTCTACTGTAAATGCTTATAAATATGAACCAAATAATTTTGATGAATTAATGATGGATGGATATTGTTATCATATTTTAAATAAAGAAGCTTTAGATTATTTTCTATTTCGTAGAAAAACTTTTGAAAGTATAGATCAAATTAAATTTTATCAAGATCTTTTAAATTGTAATAATTCAATAGTATTTTATTATAATCAAAAATTAAAAGTGTTTCAAACGTTTATAGTTGGAAAAGTTGATATTAAAGAATTAAAAATATATTTAAAAGAATTAACAGAAAGAGAAGATATTAAATTAATTAAGGTAGGAGTCAAAACATGAAAAAATACATAGTAAGAGTTCAGTATACAGAAAGGCATGATTTAGTTGAACTAATAAAAGCTAAAGATGATTATGATTTAGAAAAAATTTTATATAAAAATTATAAAAATTATTTTGATTTAATTGACGGATTTGAATACGACAAAATTAAAAATTATATGTTTAGAAAAAAGAACCAACCGTGGCTATTATGTGGGTCATGGATTGGTGCTGATTGTTTAAAGGAGTTATATGAAAATAGAAATAACTAAAGACCCTTATTATGAAGGAGATTATATTTTTGATAACGATTTATTAGAATTAAAAGAAAATTCAATAACTTGTTTTGTTGGTTGTAATGGTTCAGGCAAAACTACATTACTTCATAGAATTAGGGATTACTTAAAAAAGGATTGTAAAACAAATGAAATCAAGCATGATTTTTATGGGCATGCTTTTGATAAAGCAGTAAAAATTCTTTTTGATGAAGATGATTCTGAACCGGATTTATATTTTTTAGATTTTGATAAAGATAGTAATGTAACTTATACTGAGTCTGACTATTTTATGAATGCAGCTGGTATTGCATATTCATCAACTGGTGAAGGAATAGTTGATCGTCTTGGTAAAAATATGCAACTATTAGGATCAACTATTAAAGATTTACATGATACTAAATTAATAATATTTTTTGATGATTGCGATGCTGGAACATCTATTGATATGATTAATGAAATTAAAAATGTACTTAAACATATTATTAATACTTGCAAGAAACAAAATATAACTTATTATATTTTATTAACTTCAAATTCATATGAAATGGCAAGAGATTTAAACTGTGTTAGTGTTCATGATTTTAGTGAGCAACATTTTAAAGATTATGAAGATTATAAGCAATTTGTTTTAAAAAGTAGAGAAAGAAAAAATAAGAGGTTTAAAGAAAATGATTAAAGATTATTTTGAAAAACTTGATGACTTTGTTTGTATAAATATAAATGAACATGAATTATCATATTCAAGCGATCATTGTAAAGATATTGATGAAGTAATAAATTGCTTAGCATATCTTGAAAAATTTAAAAATATTGAAGAAGATTTTGGTTTAGATTTATTAGAAATTTTAACAGCAAAAGTTGTTTATATAAAAGTTATTACAAACATAGCTCCACTTAAACGAAATAAAATTGTAAAAGTAAAAAATTTTAAATTTGATTTTAATAATAAAATTATGCAAATATTCTGTGATGGTGGCTTATATAATGAAAGCTTTGATAATTATAAAATAACTTGGTCTTTTAATAAAGGAGATTTAAAAAATGACTAATATTGAATGCGATAATTTAATAAATAATTCTCTTAATGATATTTTTAAAAATCATAAAGATAGTAAAGAAGTTATAAATAAATTAGATGGTGAGCTTGATCTTCACCAAAAATTAATTTTATTAAGCTATTATTTAAAATATAAATTTGTTAATAAACCAGATAATGAAATTGAATATAAAAATGAAGATAGTTTACCAAATATAATAAAGGAAATTATTCCATTTATAGTTCATGATACTGCTGATACTGTTTATACTTACAGAAAAACTTCTGATAGTATTTTAATAAAAAATGTTATTTTTGAAATTTATAAATTATTTGAACTTGGTAAAACAAGATTTAATAGAACTACTATTACAATGACAAATGATACCTATAAAACGGCAATGGACTTTTTTAAAAGAATTTTAAAAGATAATGGCTTATTAAAAAGGCAATAAAAAGCGATAAAAATATAATTATTAAAAGGAGAAATTATTATGGTAAATTTAGTTATTAATGCTGACACAAAAAGAAAATATGGAACTGCATTAGGAACAATTGCAGATTCTAAACCAACAAGTAGATCATCAACGGGAGTTAGAGGTGTTTATAAAGTTTGGTATAAAGATTTATATCAAGCAAGAATTCAAATTAATGGTAAAGAAATTATTTTAATTACAACTCCTGATTTTGAAGAAGCAGTAAACGTTAGAAAAGAAGCTGAAGAAACTTATTATAAACCAATTGTTGATAGAGCAATTAATAATGGAGATTTTATTGCTTAATGGAATTTAACATTGGTGATAAATTTAAATTAGTTAAAAACTGTTTGGGGGAAACTTTAAATACAACCATAACTATTTTAAATGAACCAAATAACAGAAATATGGTTTTAGTTAAATCCGAATGGTTTGTTATAAAAATTGAAGGTAAAGTTAAAAAGACTGATGAATCATGGCTTGGAGTAGATTATTTAGAAGACCGATTAAATAGAGGATATGCTATTAGAGTAGAGAAAAAAGGTAATAAAGATGAAAAATAAATGGCATAAAATATATTTTGATATATATAATTAAATTATAGCGAAAGGTTATTGATATAGAATGAAATTAATTGATGATATTGAAGATTTAAAAACATTACAAGCAACAATTGATCATCCAATTGGACGATATAGAATTGCAAAGTTAATTGAAAAATTAGAATATATTAAAACTCTAACTGATTTGTTTGATAAAGAGGTTAGCCGTGCTTATTTTCATGTTAAAAGAATACATAATATTCCATGGTTATTTTTTAGGGATAAAGAATTAATGTTATTAACAGAAAAGCAAGCAGAAAATATTAATAAAATTATAAAAAGTAGGTGATGATATGATTTATCAAGTGTATATGGGTTCTGATGTAATTAATTCATCAGTTCCACCAGAAAATAAAATTGGACAATTTAATTCTTATGATGAAGCATTAAAACAATATAGAAAATGTCAAAAAAGATGTAAAGAAATGTGTGAAGAAGAATGCTATAAATATAATAGAAATTATTGTTATATGATTGAAATTAATCCAAATAAAAAATTATATGGATATATAAAAGGAATGAAAATTGATAATGGCTATGATTCGCGTACTGTTATGTGGAATAGTTATTCAGCATATCCAAGTATTCATAATATGAGCCATAATGAAGAAGGATACAGCAAATATTAAGGAGGACATAAATGTTTTATTTAACTGAAGACGGAACTTTATATGATAATACAAAAGATGAATTACCGAATCTTGAACCTCATATAAGAGCTGCAAATAATATTTTTAAGTTATTGCAAATGTATGATTTTGTTTATACTCAATCTGAAAAAGGTGAAGATGTTGGTTTTGTTACAGAGACAACACAAGATTATTTTGTTGTTACATTTACTCATAGAAATACAAAAGTAAAATTTAAATATGAGGACGATAAAAAGTTAAGATTAATAAAAGAATTATGGACTCGTACTAATGCTAAAACATTTAGAAGATTTTGGATTAGTGAAGACTATTTAAAATGACTTTGTGGAGATGTTATTGTCAATTATTAAGGTTTTAAAAAATAAAGCTCCCAGAAACTAGTTATTTTTGTCAGAATGTCAGTGAAAATAAGGGGTTTTATTTTTGCCTAAAATATGATATAATATTATTACAATAGAAAGGATACAATAAGTATGAGCACTAAATTAGATAAAATTATTAATAGTGTTAATACAGCAGAATTAATGACAAGAAGTTTGAGTGAATGGAAATCAATACTTGCAAGAGAATGTCAAGTATTTGTAGTTAATGAAAACTATCTTGCTAAAAGATTTGATCAAATTAATTATAAATTTTGTGAAGTCGATGAAGCAAGGCAGGTATTAATTGATAATCTATATGCACTCCTTCGTTATAAATATTTTACTAAAATTGATGATGAAGCTGAAAAGCGAATTACTGAAATTGTTAAATTTTTTACTACTAATTTAAAAACATCTTTAATAAGAGCAAGTTTTGATTTTGATACTGATGCTGAAAAAATAAGCTTTTTAGAAAATGGACAAGTAGCATTCAGAAATGGAGTATTTGATTTTAAAAAAAATGATTGGCTATTTAAATATACAGTTATTAATATTCCTGAAATATCAAACAATATCTATGTTTATCCAACTCAATATATAGTTCAATGGTATTTTAATTTTAACTTTGATCCATTTCCATTAAATGTTAATGAATTTTCTGTTGAAGATTTTTTAGATTTTATGAAAGATTGGAATAAAGAAAATAGAAATTATTGCTTTGAATTATTATATAATATGTCACATGATGAATCTCATAAATTTAGTATAAAAAAGTTTAAACACTTATGTGAGATATTAGGATATTCATTATTACAAACATTTAGTCAAAACTTTGTTTTATTAATTGGATCTGGACAAAATGGTAAAAATTCATTATTTGATGGCTGCTTTACAAACCGTCTTGTTCCAAGACCAGCAGCAAATAGTTTAGATGAAATTGAAGAAGATAAATTTGTTACTGGAACTTTAGAAAATGTTGCTCATAATATTTTCTTAGAAACATCAGCTAAAACTTATACAGAGTCTAAAATGATTAAAGCTTTAACTGGATCAATGTATCAAACAGTTCAAAACAAAGGTGTTTCTAAATATTCATCTATTATAAATTGTAAATATATTTTTGCTGGTAATGATCAAGATAAAATTAAATTTTCTGATAATACAAATGGTTTTAGAAGAAGAATAAATATTTATGAAATCTTTTATCGCTGGGATCCAATGAAAAATTTCTTAAAGCGTGGAGATTATTTTGATACGTCTTTTTCTGATGATTTACATGAATTAAAAAATGATATACTAAATACAATCGTATATATTTATTTTGGTATTTATGGTATTTTATCAGCAACTAAAAACTTTGAAGGTAATTTTAAATTTACAGCAAATGATTGGAAATTAAATTATTCTGATATTGATTTTGATCTTAAAGAATGTATTGAAAATGTTACATTAGAAAAGATTGCAACATTTATTAAATCAAGCACTAAAAATTATTCTGATGGACGATCTTTACTTTATGATTTAAATAGAGAAAAATTATATCTATCTAAAACAATTAAAAATGTTGGCGTTCATAATTTTGAAGATATGGTTAAAATGTTTAGTGTAGATGAAGAATCTTGCTTGACATATTTTTCTGAATATGATGTTTATATTGATTTAAAATTATTGCAATCAATTTGTAATTATAATGGACCTTCGGCTAATTTTATATCATCAATTAAAAAATTATATCAATTAACAGATACAGTTCAAATCGGTTCAAGACCATGTATTAAAGTTGGATTTGTTAATAATAAATTAAGGGTGATTGTATAATGGATGAAAATAAAACTCAAACAATATATGTTCCTGTTAATGCTGAAGATGAACAAAGAGAATATCTTGCAAAATTAAATACTGATCCTGAATATTCGCTTGAAGTTGATCCTACTAATAAATATTCTTTATCTAATGATCAAAAGAGTTTTGTTAAATTATTTCTTCAATATAATAATATTCCAATTGTTTGTGAATTATTACATATTGAAGAGAGTGTAGCACGAGGATATTTATTACAAGTTGATATTCAAAATGAATTGAATCGTATTAAACGAGCAAGATATCATCGACAATTTGCAAATAAATTGTTAGATGTAAATCAAGTTGGTGGATATTTAAGTAGCTTGTTAACAGATGAAAATGTTCCAGTTTATGAACAGTTATCAATGAAACAAAAATTACATGTAGCTGAATTAATTATTAAAATAAATGATATGAAAAATAAAGCTATAGATAATCCAAGAGATTTTATTGAAACAAAAGCTGTTGAAGAACAAGTTAAAGAAATGTCTCCAAAAGATATTAAAAAATTAATTAATTCATCGCAAGATAAAAAAACTAGTCTTGAAAAAGAATTAATTATTACTCAACTAAATAAGGATAATGATTTGACTGATGAAGATATTGAATATTTAAGATCTTTATCTCTTGATGAATTAAAGAAGTTAAATCAAGGTGAATCATAATGTATATTACACAACAAGCATTAGATATTGCAGGCGTCACTTATGATGAATATTTAACTTGGTGTGAAGAAAATAACAAACTACCATACAAAGAAAAAGTTAGAAATGAATTTTTTAAACGAATATTTGATGGACGAATTGTTAGAGATAGTAAAACTCAACGGCTTATTAATAAGCATAGAATAGGATATAATAATAGTGATGAAGATGATGAGGAGTATTATTATGAAGACACAGACTCATAAATTATATGTTTATAAAAAGAAAAAATTAAGGCCAGCTCTTGTTGTTGAATTAAATGAACAAGATATAACACGATATATGAATGATTTATATAATCAATTAGATAAAAATGTTGATAATAAATATTTATATATTAAGCCACAAGTTTTAATTTTAAAAGAAGGAATTGAAAAAATAATTATTAATTAATTTAGTAGACACTTAAAGAAAAGTATAGTATAATATAAATAGAAAAAATGTATAATTTTTTCCGTTTGCAAGTATCTTGTCCTCAAGATACAAACTCCTTTCTTTAAGTGTGCTATGTTATTAATTTAATTAATAATGTAGCATTTTTTATTATAAAAATAAGGAGAACGTATGAAATTATCACATTCAAAATTATCTTTAATTTTAACTTGTCCAATGAGTTATTATTTAAATTATAAACAAGGAATTAAATTAAAAGATGAAAAAGCAGCATTTGCTATTGGTTCAGCCGTTCACTGGGGTATTGAACATAACACCGAAGATTTAACAGATTATTATAAAGAAAAAGGAATTTTTCAATCTGATTATGGTAAAGATGAACTTTTAGCAGAATCAATGGTTCATGGTTATTTAAAGCATAAAGATGAACTATTTAAGGATTTATTACAAGATTTAGAAGAACCAGATAAACAATTAGAATTATTAGAAGAAATTCATGAATTAGAAATTACAGCACCATTAAAAAGTAATAAATATAAAGAACCTCATGAATTTTTAGGAATTATTGACTTATTGTTATTAACTAATAAAGGATTTATTATTGTTGACTATAAAACTAGTTCACAAACGCCAGATTGGGATAAATATTTAGAGCAAATTTATCGATACATCTTTTTGGTAAAGCATGAATTTCCAGATATTCCAATTTATAAAATTGGTATAATTAATCTTAAAAAGTCAATGATTAGAATCAAAAAAGATGAGAATAATGAAAGTTTCTTATTAAGATTACGTAGAGAATATGATATTAATGAAGATTTAATAAATAGTCATATATTTATTAGGCAAGATTTAGATGAACAATTAATTAATGATTATATTGAAAATCTATCTAATATGGCTGATATGGCACAATTTATTGATGAAAATGAAGCTTACTATATTAATTATCCTAATGCTATGGGAATTATTTATGGTAAATCTGATTATTATAATATCTTCTTTAATACTCAAGATTGTTATATATTATATAAAATTAAAGATAAAACTTTAGATGAAGATGGTAATATTTTAACTGAACGTGATTGTTTACCAATTGATATGAAGGTAATTAAATCAAAAAACGTATTAAACCATTACGATATGTTCATCGAAAAATATCCAGTAGATCTAACAGATAAAGAAGCAGTATTTAATTACTTTAAAAAGAATTTTATAACTGATGATTATCTATTAGAAAAATATTGGGAATTATTTGAGGTGGAGATGCGTAATGCCAGCTAGAAATATTAAAGTTTTATCACAAGAAGAATTAGATTATTTAAATTCAATTTATACATTTGAATATGAAGATAATATGGTTGCTGTTATGTGTAAAAATAGAATTGCAATTCATAATGCAGATCAAAAGTTTACAATATCAACACCAATTAGTAAAATAACGCTAACTCTTGATGCTATTGAATATTGGAAAAGGCAAAGACATAATCATGTAAGTTATTCTTTATTTGATATCCAAAATACAATGAACTTATTAAAAGTTATTTATCAAGAAGTTAATTATGAAAACGTTATGAACTATTTAAGAAATGACATAAAACAAATTAAAAACATTTAAGGAAAGGAGAAATTATGTCAAAAAAGATTAAATTAGGTTTATTTGCTGAACCAGGAACTGGTAAATCAGTATTTGCATTTGGTGCTTCTAAGCCATTCTTTATTTGTACAGATGGCAACTATGAATGGTTAGAAGATTGGGGAGCTAAAGAAGAAGATCATAAACAAGTCTACTCTTGGGCTGAAGCTAAAAATTTAATCAATGAAATGGTTAATACTCCTAAATATAATAAGTATGATACTATTGTTATTGATTTACTTGAAGACTTATTCAAGTGGTGTGAAAAAGAATGGGTTGAAAAGAATAATCTTCAACATGTTGGTGATTTAGGATTTGGTAAAGGTTATGATATTACAAGAAGTGAATTCTTTATTGAAATTTGTAAATTACTTAACTTAGATAAAAATGTTATTTTAATCATGCATGGACTTGCTAAAACAGTCAAAGACCGTCGTGGTGTTGAATATACTAAGTATGTTCCAACGGATAAGATTCCAGAAAAGTTATTAAATCAAATTGAAGGCCGCGTTAGATATTTCTTACGTGCATTTGCTGTAACAGAAGAATCTTCTGATGGTAAATTAATTGTCAATCGTTATTTAAGTTTAAGTCCAGATGGAACAACTGAATATGGTATTACAAGAGGATTAGATTCAACAAAGATTCCAAGATATATTCCACTTGATTGGAACACTTTCTATGCTATTGCAACAGATCCTAAATATAGACCAGAAGGTAATACTAATCCGATTAAAGATTCTGCTGAGCCAAAAGTAGAAGTTAAACTTCCAAAAGTTAATAAACAAAATCCAGTTGAAGATTTAGTTGATGAAGTAGAAACTAAAACAGCAAAAGTATCAACAGAAACTAAACCTGAAGAAAACGTAGCAAGTTATACTGAAACAGCTGAACCAGGCGAACTTGAAAAGTTAGCAAATGCAGTTGATCCTTCAACAATTACTGATGAACAAATTGTAACACCAGTTGCTGATAAAGCAGGCGAAGCAGAAAAACCAGCTGAACCAGAAAAGCCAGTCGATAGACCAATGACTAATGCTGAAAAAATTGCGGCTCTTAAAGCTAAAATGAAAGCTAAACAATTAGGAAATTAATTTAAAGAAAGGAAATAATTATGAACGAAAATACAATTAATTTTGATCAATTAAATAGTTTATTAAATAGTGTTAAGTTAGATGATGTTAATGCAGAATCTAATGAAAATCAAAATAATAGTCTTCCTGATGGTTATTATTTATGCGAAGTAGCAAAAGCTGAACTTACAACAAGTAAATCAAGCAACAAACCAATGGCAGCATTTAGATTTAAAGCTGTTGAAGATGGTATTGGTACTGTTATTGAAAATGGATTTACTAAAAAAGTTAATATTGAACACACTGCAAATAGAGTATTATTTAAATATTATGTTTTAGGAACTGAAGAAGATGTTAAAAAGTTTGTTTCAGATATGCTTAAATTTGAAGAACCTGGTAATGAAGGTGTTCCTCTACTAGATAAAGAAGTATTCTTAGATGGCGAGGTTTTAGGTGATGCTATTGAAGCATTAGAAGGTGCTAGACTCTATGTTCAAGTATCTAATACTGTTAAAAAGTCTACTGGTGAAGCTCAAACTTGGTATAGTTTAATCTCTTGGAAGCGTGCTAAAGGATTAGAATTGCCTCTATAATTATGTCTGCAAGAGATACATTAAAATTAATAAATACTACTAATCTTATTAGTGCTGGCTTAAAATATTGTTTGGTCAGCACTGATAAATTACCATTTAAAATCAATGGTAAAATTTTACAACCTAATAATATTAATGATTTTGTATCTCTTAAAGAATTAGAAGATTGTAAAATTTTAGATGATTTTGCTGGTATTGGTATTTCTATTCAAGGAAGTAATATTTGTGCAATAGATGTAGATCATTGTTTTTCTGTTCCATTTGATCAAAAATCGGCCGATAGGCGAGCTCTTGATGTTATAGAGAAATTTAAAAATATTGCATATATTGAATTTAGTTTTAGTGGGACAGGACTTAGATTATTATTTAAACATCCATTAATTGAATGTTATAGTAGATTATTTTATATTAAAAATAGTAAAAATCAAATTGAATATTATGAGCCAAGTAAAAGTTATAGATATGTAACGCTTACTGGAAGGAGTATAATTAATAATAATATTCATGAATGTCCAGATTCCATACTATATAATTTTCTCAATACTTATATGCTTAAGCCTATAAAAGATGACAGAAGCGAAATTTTAAGCCCTAAAATTGAAACTAGATCTTTTGAAGAAATATTTGAAAATGTTAAGTATCATTATTTAACAAATCATGTATTTCAAGATAGATGGTTTGGAAAGGCACCTGGTGCTGGAAAAGATGAAAGTGAAAGAGATTATTATATAATAAATTATATTTATACAAATATTACACAAGATAAAAAAATGATTAAACAAATATTTGAATCAAGTCCTTACTTTAAAAGTAAAGATCATCAACATGTGTATAAATGGAATTATAATGATAACCGTTATCTTAATTTCATTTATGATCAAATAAGGAGATAATATGAATAATAAAGATTTTGAAAAATTAGTTGATGAACAATTTGAAATGTGTAAATCTGTTTTATGTAATAAATCTAAAGAATATGATTTTGGCGAAGATAGATTACATAGTTTTAAAGTTGCTAGCCAGCTTTTAAAAAGCACGCCAGAAGAAGCTTTAATGGGATATTTAACTAAACATATTATGAGCTTATATGATATGGTGCCAGAAATTGATAAGTTTAGTTATGATAAATTTAATGAAAAAATAGTCGATATTTTAAATTATTGTTTATTATTAAAAGGTCTTCTTTATGAAAGGAAAAAGATTGATGAGTCAAGCAGATAAATATTTTATTGAAGAAACTTTTGATCTTTTAACAAAAGGATTTAACGATAAAGATTTTAATGTTAGGCCACATTGGTCTGATGGAACTCCTGCTCATACAATTAAAACTTTTTGTAGAATTAATAGATATGATTTATCAAAAGAATTTCCGATCCTTACATTAAGAAAAGCTCCATTTAATTATGCAGTAAAAGAAATATTATGGATTTTTCAAAAAAAATCAAATAATATAAATGATCTTGATAGTCATAATTGGGATTCATGGGCAGATGAAAATGGATCAATTGGAAAAACATATGGTTATGTAGCAGGCGAAAAATATGAATATCCAGAAGGATTAATGGACCAAGTTGATAATGTTCTTTGGTGCTTAAAAAATAGACCAATGGATAGGCGAATGATAATTCAATTATTTAGACCAGAATATATAAAAGAATCTGGTTTGCCGCCATGCTTGTGTTCATATTTTTTTGATGTTGCTGGAGATAAATTAAATATGACTGTTATTATGCGTAGCTGTGATATGCTAAGTGCAGCAGGAGCTGGTGAATCTGATGAAATTGGAATGGCAATTTTACAGCATATGTTTGCGCAAGTATCTAATTTAAAAGTTGGCGAATTAGTAGTTATTAAAAATAATTTTCATGTTTATGATAGGCATTTAGATATTGTTAAAAAAATATGTAATAATAAAGCCTATGTAGCACCAACATTTTGGATAAATCCAGAAATTAAAAATTTTTATGATTTTAAGCCTGAAGATTTTAAACTTATCGATTATAATTATACAAAATTAGAAGAAAAAATTGAGGTAGCAATATGAAAATTAAATTATTAGGTGATACTAAATGTCCTGAACGTAAAAGAAAAAATGATTGTGGTTGGGACTTTTATCTAAATGATTTTGTTTGTTTTCATAAGGGTGAAACAACAACTGTTGATACTGGCGTTTGTGTTGAGATTCCTGAAGGTTGGGCTGGATTATTTGCATTAAGAAGCTCAATTTGTAAAACTGGTTTAACTCTTCAAAATCCATTAGTGGATAACAATTATAGAGGTGAACTTCATCTTTTAATAACGAATAATACAGATAAAGATTTTTGTTTTTATAAGGGTGATAGAATTGCATCATTATATTGTTTTCCATACTTAACTGAAGATTTAGAAATTGTTGAAGAATTAAGTGAAACAGATCGTGGAGATAAATGGAACGGAAGTTCCAATCAGATAGCTTAGAGGCTCTTAGCTTCGCTAGAGCTCCTAAACTATTTATATAAAGCCATTTACAAATTTGATAAAACATGATATAATATTTATATAGCCAAGACACAATTAATAAATAAAGCTTTAATTATAGCATATTATGTGAATGTGTCTTGGCGGATAAAACCATATAATATGCTATCATTAAAGCTTTATTTTTAATTTATAGAAAGGTTATATAAATATTATGGAAAAAAATGGTTGCTACGTTTATAAACATACTTGTATAATTACTGGAAAATCATATATTGGTTGGTGTTCAAGAAATCCAAAATATCGTTGGGGTAAAAATGGTTCAAATTATTTAGTAAAAAGTGGGGATAGATTATTTGACCATAAAAAATTTGCTCCTGCAATTTTAAAATATGGATGGAATAATTTTACACATGATATACTATTTTATAATCTTACTGAAAAAGAAGCATTAGAAAAAGAAAAAGAAATGATAATAAAATATGATTCTTTTAAAAATGGTTATAATAGCACTCTTGGTGGTGATGGTAGTACAGGTAGAAATCATACAGAAGAATCTAAAAATAAAGTATCTGCAACAAAACTTAAATCGAGTAAAATTATTTATTGTTATAATAAATTTGGTGAATTAGTTTGCGCTATGAAAGGTTATAAACAAATTGCAAAATATTTAAATTTACCAAGCGGAGGAATTGCTGATTGTTGTATAAAAGTTAAAGACCAACATAATTCACATAGAACAGCATATGGATATGTATTTGCAAATATAAAATTAACTAAAAATGAAATCAAAAAACGATATGAAAGTTATAAAAAGAAATTTGATTGTATTTATATGTATGATATTATTAGTGAAAAATTAATAAATAAATTTTATTCCTATGAAGAAGCGATTAAAAATTCTAATATATGTAGAAGTAGTATATCAGGGTGTTGTAATGGTAGAACTCGTTTTGTAAAAAATTATATTTTTTCATTTAAAGAATTATCTAAAAATGAATTATTATTAAGAAAAAAATATTTTAATATAAAACATAAAAGGGAGTTGAATAATTATTGAATTTAATTATCTATGATTTCGAAGTGTTTAAACGAGCGTGTTTGCTAGGAACAATTATAGTAAAAGAAACGGGAGAAGAAAAATTATTTCAAACATGGGATTTAAATACGATCAAACAATTTTATTTAGATTATAAAGATGATTCTATTTTTGTTGGATGGAATAGTAAATATTATGATGATTTAATTTTAGAAGCAATTATTAAAAATAAAGATCCATTTGAAATATCTAAAAAAATTATCGAAAATCATGAATCATTGTGGTGTAATTTAAAATTTTATACATATGATGTTATGAATACTGGATTTGCTAGCCAGATATCATTAAAATTAACTGAACTTATATCAGGCGATTCTGTTGAAACAACAGAAGTTGATTTTAATCTTGATAGGGATTTAACGGAAGAAGAAAAAAAATTAACTGAAAAATATAACCAAGCTGATTTAAAAAAGACCTTTTATAATTTTAAAAAAATATATGATCGTTTTGAATTAAGACTTGGAATTATTAATGATTGGAATCTTAATTTAATGAAATGTTTAAACATGACTGGTGCTCAAATAGCAGCAGAAGTGCTTCAAGCAAAAAAAGATCCATCATTAGAATTTAAACCAGTCAAACCAATTTTATATGATAATTTACAAGTTGAAAATAAACAGGCTTTAAATTATTATTTAGAAGAAAAATTTAGAATTGGTAACTATTTTGAAACAATAAAAATTGGAAATGCTGAGTTAACTCTTGGCGCAGGAGGCTTACACCAAGCCATTAAGAAGTGTTATTATGACCGCTTAATGTACTTGGATGTGCGGCTTCGGCCGCAAATGAGTTAGCGGATATTATAATTTAATAGAAATTAATTTTGATTTGTTTTCAAGAACTATCTCAGAAGAAGGCAAACGTCGTTATAAAATGATGTATGATCAACAAATAGAACTTAAAAAAATTAATCCAGATTCACCTAAGCGTAAACAATTTAAAACAATTTTGTTATCTGTTTTTGGTGCACAATCTTTTGAGGGATCTGCATTTTATGACCCATATATTGGTAAATTAATTCCAATAACAGGCGAATTATTTATGATTGACTTTCTTGAAAAAATTCACCATTTATGTACAATAGTTCAAACAAACTCTGATGGTGCAATGATTAAACCTAATTCTGATGAAGCTGAAAAAGAAATATTAAATATTTTAAAAAGTTGGCTAGATCGAACAAAGTTTGTAATTAAACCAAAATATATTTATGACCTTGTACAAAGAGATGTCAATAACTATGTTTATAGAGATGAAAAAGGAAATCTTGAAGTTAAGGGTGAAGCATTAAAAAATTATAATTTTGATGATAAAGAATATTCAGCAGGAACAATATTTAATTGTAAAGAGCCTTCAATAATTGCTAAAGGTGTTGTTGATTATTTAATGTATGATATATCACCTGAAGAAACTGTTGATAAATATAAAGAAGATTTAAGATTATTTCAATATGCTTGTAAAAAAGGTGGATATAATTATTTAACATATGATACTGTTTATTATCCATCGCGAGAAACTAGTTCATATGAAATACAAAGCCCGAGTCGTGTTTTTGCTTATAATTCTAATACTGAAGCTGGTATGGTTTATAAGCACGGTATAAATAAAAAATCTGGTAAAATATCTCAAGCTAAAGTATCTAATTTACCAGATAATGTATTTATTTATAATGATAGTATTATTGGAAAGTATGAAGAATTAAAAGATAAAATCGATTGGCAATATTATGTTGATCGTATATATGAAAAAATAGAAAATTTTATATCATAAGGAGAATTAAAAATGGCAAAAATTAATTTAGAATCAAAAATGGCCAAATTGTATGAGTTACAAACTCAATTAAAACGTGATTTAGAAGATCACAAAAAATTAGTAAAACAATATAAATTATTAATTGATATTGTTACAAAATCAAATAAAAGTAAAGATTTACCAAAAGATTTTTTAGAAGCTATTAAAAATTATTGTAAACAATCTGATGAAATTGTTAAAAAGATTAATTTACGTTTAACTTATATTGCAACATTAACAGATTGGTATGAAAAGAAAGATGAAAAATCTGTTATTGTTGATCAAGTTGTAACACTAACTTTTGAATCTCTTGGTATTATGGATGAACCTGTTCCTGCTCAAGAGCCAGCCGAGGAACAACCAATTGAGGAAAAAGCTGAGTAAATTCTCAGCTTTTTATTTACTTTTTTGTTGATTAGTGGTATAATATATTTATAGGAAGAAGAAAAAAATAGAAAAGGACTAAATAAAGCTATAATTAGAGTGTTATCAAATCAAGGACTTTTTTCTATTCAAATCTTCCTTTCTATATGAATATATTATTCCTGCTAATTATACAACATAGATTTGATAACACCCTAATTATAGTTTTTTAATTTACTTATATGAAAGATAGAAATTGGTGGAAAAAATTAACAGAAATAGAGCGACTTTTATATAGAGAATTATACAAAAAAGACGCTTACGAATTTGTAAAAGAATTTTGGAGTGAAGTAGATCCAGTTAAATTTGTTGATAGCGTTTTAGTTAAATTTTTATGTGAAACATTTCAATATATGGCTCGCCCATGGATAGAATATAAAGGGCCTGAAAAAGAAATTTCGGAAATAAAAATTGATGAAGAAACGGATGTTATTGATGTTAGAGAAGACAAAAATCAAATAAATATATCTCTTCCACCTCGTCATTCAAAATCAAAAATATTTAATGTCTTATGCCCAACATGGCTATTTATTAATACACCAATAAAAGTTGCTTCAGTATCACATACTCAACAACTTGCTGGATCAATGAATATTCAAAGACAAAAATTATTAAATTCTGAAAAATTTAAATTCTTTTTTCCAGAAATATCTCTTTTAACAAATACAACTTATTCCCTTCGCGATAATCGAAATGGTGAAATGTATAGTATTCCTAAAAATGCTATTACTGGATTTGGTTGTTCAGTTATGATAGTTGATGACTTAGTTAATGTTATGCAAGCTAAACGTGATGCGGCTGAAATGAATTCAAGTTGGATAACTTATACCGAGACTTTACCTTCACGTATTGATGATGTTAGTAAATATATTTGGTTCAATATTATGCAAAGAATTGCACCAAATGATATTACTGGCCGTATTTTAAGCAATCCTAAACTTGCTGAAGCTTATACTTTTGTTGTTTTACCAGCTCAATTTGAAAAACATACTTATCTTGTTTGTCCAATTTCTGGTGATGTCTATGAATTTCAAAAAGATGATTATTTATGCCCAGAACGATTTGGAGATTATTCTTCAATTAGACAAAATGTAACAACGGATGTTTGGAATGCTCAATATTTGCAAAAGCCAATTGCTGGAGATAGAACAGTTATAAAAGAAGATATGATTATAGAAAAGGATGCTTGTGATTGTCCTGAAATTGATCAAGCTGATATGATTTATGCCTCGCATGACTTCCCTGTTAAAGATAAAGATACATCTGACTTTTTGGGTTCTGTATTAGCATATCGTGTTGGAATGAATTTATATATAAAAGATTGCTTAGAAAAAAGAATGGCCTTTGTTAGTCAAGTTGAATATGTTAAATCACTTGATAATGTCTATAAAGGTTGCATACAAATTATAGAAGATAAAGCTAACGGAACCGCAGTTATAAATCAACTGCAGGATGCCGTTGCTGGCCTACAGGCCTTTCAACCAGGAACTCAAAGTAAAATGCAAAGATTAGAATCAGCTTCACTTTATATGCAAAATGTTATATTTATTAGAAATGGATTTAATAAATTAACAACATCATATTATTTGAGTGATTCCATCAATAATCTTAAAAAGCGATTACTTAACTTCCCATTTGTTCAACATGATGATATAGTTGATGCCTTCAGCCAATTATGTTTATTTGTCTTCATGGATCGTAAATATATGGTCTATGGAAGATCATTTAATCAAGAAAATATTATTGAAGCCACAAAAGATTATTCATATTCTACTATCTTCTTTAATAAAGAAGGAGACATTTGGAAAGTGCTAGATATTGCAATAGAATATGGAGCAATAACTAAATTAATTGTTTTAAGAGAATTAATATTTAAATCATCTCTTTCTGATGGTCTTACTAAATTAAAAGAGTTCGCTCCTGATAAAAATGTCTTTATTGATGCCTCATATTCAGAAGCTTTATCTGGAATGTATACAAAAGATGTTGTAATTGAAAAATATGTTGATGAAGACTTTGAAAAATCAGTTGCGCAATTAAATATGGCCTTTGCTAATAAAACAGTATTAATTGATAAACAATGTAAATTAGTAAAGGCGGATATTGATAATTTTAAATATGATAAGACAAAAGATGAGCAAATGAAATTTAAAACAGAAAAAGACGGATTTGTTGCATGTATAAGAAGCGCAATGAAATATTATGGTGGTATAATATAATCCAAATAATGATAGGACCAGGTTGTAGCTTTAAGTCCGTTTCATTATTAAAAACTTAAACAAAATTTCTTATGAATAGCTATGACCTCATAAGACATATGAGTTAAGACCTGTTAGGTTGGTTAGATTGTCTAGGCTCATTTATAGAGGAGCTCTGGCCTTGCCAAGAGCCTCTCTATATTATTTAGCAGGAAATAATAATGAGTAAAACTAAATCAAAAAATTCTTGTCATTCATATTTAAGAGCAGTTCAAAGATGTGAATGGGATAAATTTACAGCAAAAAGAATGATGAAAAATGCTTCAAGATATGGTAAAAGTTATCAAAATCTAGAAGCTTGCGAACTAAGAGATTTTTTAAAAAGAAAACAAGATAAAACAAATAGAAGAATAAAATATTATGCTGGATATATTTTTGTATTCGCAAAAAATAGTACAAAATGTATAACAGTATATCCATATAAAGAAAGGACTTAAATAAAATGGTTGTTAATGTTTTAGGAACAGAATATGAAATTATTTTCGAAGATTTTGGTAGAGATAATCGTGATGGTTATTGTAGTGTAATTGATAAAAAGATTCATATTGATACTCAAATAACTAATGAAGATAGAAAAAGAATTGTTTTAAGACATGAAATAATGCACGCCTTCTTTTTTGAAAGTGGTTTAGAAAATTATTTTTATGATGAACAATTAATATCTTTTATAGCATTACAATTTGATAAAATTGAAAAAGTATTTAAAGAAATAAAAATTGATCAAGATAAAATAGATCTTGATCAATGTAGAGTATGCTGCACTGAAGACGAAAAGCCATGTGATTCATGCATACATAATCCATTAAATAGAAAGGAAAAATAAAATGGATGATATTAATATAATTGTTGAAAGAGTTGTAAATGTTAAATTACATAATAGTGATTTAATAAATTATAGAAATTGTAAATTTGAAAAATATATTGATTATAAAAATAAGCAATATTTTAAAGTTATATCAGATGATGAGAGAGAAGAATTTATAATGCTAGTATGTATAGATCAAATTGAATATATTTATTATTCATTTAATATTAGAAATATTGAACAATAAAAAAAAATAAAAGAGAAGCTTTAAGCGTAAGCTAAAGCCTCTCTTTTTTTTTTATTTATATTAAATTATTCTGCTTTCTTATATGCTACTAATACACCTTTTAATCCTGCTTTGAAACTATCAACATCACCATTAAAACTATCATCTCTTACAAATATAACTGCTTCATCTGTTGCAATTAAGAATTGTTTATCATCCATCAACCAAGCATTAGATTGTGTTGTTGGTATATATTTAGTAGATATATATTTAAATGTTGTATAATCATCAGTTAGAATACTTGGCACATATATAATAAATAATACATATTCAAATCCTGCATCCGTTATATAAGTAGTATTTCTATTAGTTAAATCAATATAATCAGTATCTAGGAAATTCACAGATTTAGCCACAGATAATACTTGTCTTAATACATTACCACAAGTATTTAATATAACTGCATCTTGAGTTTCACGAGCAGTTTCTTCAGCACTTAAATCATCTTGCTTAACTAATTCACTTGGAGTACCTTCAGTGTAGTTATATAAAGTATCTACAAATGCTTTATAATCAACAGGATAGAATATTAAATTGCCTTGTGGAACTCCTGATGTGCCACTGTAATCTTGACTACCAAAGTCATCAATATTTAAATTACGTGAGAATGGAGTACCTTGTTCGGTTGTTGGAGTGGCAAGTTTGTAGTAGATTGAGCCACTTGGAGGAGTCGTATCACTGCCGTTCTTACATCTAATTTGACCACTTGTTGCAACCGTAATTTGTCCATTACTATTAAAATTAGATGGAGATACACTTTCATATAAGCAAGTAAGTTGTGTTTTAACATTATCGTTAGCAGGTTTCTCAATTGTACTTATTACATCATTACAATACCACCTTGAATTAGCACTGCTATAACTCCAGTTTGGTTCTGATAAAACACCAACCAACCTATGTACTACACCATCAGGTGCCTTGTAATCTTTTACATTACCAGCAGAGAGTAATGTCTCAGTTCCAGTATCAGTATTTGTTAATACCTCATATGGATAATATTGGTCATAGCCTGACTCATTTTCATAATAAATAGAAATCGTAACATCATCCTTATTTGATAAAGCATAATTTATTCTTATATAAATACAATCGCTTGGCACATAAAATGTTCCTGTGTATTCTAAATTTGCAGTATATGCTCCATAAGTTATAAATTTCTTATCTTTATCGAAGAAGCAAATATTAACTTCGCTTTGTCCACCACCAATAATTTTATATGCGTGATAAGTATTATTTGGTATTACTTCAATATAATCAGAACAACCAAATCCAGATGCACTATAAGTTTCACCAGTTATGCCTAATAAATAATTATCAATTCCTTGTGACTTATCAAATTGTTCTCTACCGATTGCCTTAATATATCTACTATTAGCATTTACAAGTGTACCTTCATTATGTGCAAGACTTCCTTGATAGTATCTATACCAATTTTCTGGATGAGATAATAAGTAACTTGGTATATTTTCATTACCACCGAACCATTTAGTCAAATCAATTAGATATACATCTTTATATTCAATAACATCATCAACTTGTGATTGTTCATTAGTAATGATATAAACTGTTGCTTCATTAGTTGACTCTGTAGATGTAAATACACCAAATACAGTAGTCCAAACATTAGCAGACAATGTAGTAGTAGAAAATGACGCTGAAGTATTGCCACTTTGAGAAAACATAAATGAATTTGATTGATGTGGTTTGATTGTTGCAACGCCTAAATATTTATGCCCTGATATTGATGGATAATAACTATTTTGTATTAAACCAAAACCACTATCACTTTCTGTACAAGTACAAGTTGCAACACCATCATTAAAAGTTGCAGTACCAAGTCTTGTTTGCCAATAATCACTCGTTAATATATTAACTAACTGATTTACTACAATCGTATTACCTCTCTTCTCATTTAATAATGCTATACTACCTGTAGCAAAATCACTTTGTGTACCATTTGCTGTGCCTGTTGCTTGGAATAGGAATGGCTCATTTTGATCAGCACCACTTTCTGCATTATATGGTGTTAGATTATCAGCTAAATCTGCTTCACCAGCCCTAAGCTGATCGTAAGATCCATCTTGTTTGGCTAAATTACCATATGTACCATCAGCTACATAATCTAAAGCTCTTTTTAAATTATTTCCATCAATAAATTTTTCAGCCATAATTATTTAGCCTCCTTTTTAGTAAGCTTTCTATAATATTTTTCATTTTCTTTATATATAATAGCTTCAGAATAAACTTTACCCGTTCTTAAATCTTTAACTCCATAAGGGCCTTTTATTTTAATAATTTCAGTAATCGTCATAAATTATCACGCTTTCTCGCACGCTAGTAATACGCCTTTAAGACTTACTTTAAATTCGGTTGCATCAGTATAAGATACGTCATTGATTCTAATTGCGTTTGGCGTTGCTTCAAGAATTGCGATAGCATTACTATTAGAATAATATAAACCATCAGTTGATTTCATTTTATATTTTGTACATATTGCTTTTGCAACACTGCCTGTTGCTACGCCTTTTACATTTGTAGAATATGCTATGAAAACGTGAGTTGCTGTCCCATACGTTCCAACATAAGTCCAAGTTAAATTACCTAAATCCACTACAATAGTATTATCAAAATCTAAACTTTCCTTAACACTCAAGCATTGTCTTAACGTTCCACCAATAGCGTTTTGTAAAATTGTGTCTTGATTAGTTCTTGCCGTTTCTTCAGTAGTTACATCACTCTTTAGTGCAAGATTAGTTACATCACCATTTACATAGTTATTTAAGTCATCAATAACTAATGAGTAATCAGCAGGATAGAATATCTTACAACCTTGTGGTACTGATACTAAATCATTATTAGTATCACGCCAAGCCATTGTACCATAGTCATCTACATCAATTACCTCATCAAATGGTGTGCCTTGCTCTGTTGTTGGTGTAGCAAGTTCGTAACGTAAATTACCGCTTGGTGAAATACTATCACTACCATTATTTACAAATATTCTTGCAACACTACCAAACGCAGACCAATAGGTAGTTAATTCACCAATATTTAATTCATTATATACTTTTGTTGTTGTAGTATAAGTATTACTTATTGATGAGCCTTTGTCCTTAACACTTAAAGGAGCATACCAACAAGTGGCACCAGAGTAGTAAATCCAAGTTAATTCGGCTAAATCATCGGTTTTACCACCATGTGTAATTTCACCACTAGGTATTTTCTTATCCCACTTACCTAAATCTTCTGTACCAGTATCATAGATGTGTTTTACAAATGGTTTATATTCACCATCACGTTCACCGTCCCAATGTAAGTTGATACAAATATCGTGGTTGTATGTTGTACCATATGCACTGCCCATTCTAAACTTCATATAACAAGAATTAGATGGAATAGTAATATATGTATTTCTATTCACATTAGATAAAGAAGATACTTCATTGCCATCATTATCGTAAAACCAAATAATATTTATATTTGAGTTTGTTCCACTATAAAAATAATATTGTGCATTTGGAATTACACGAATCATATTTTTACTAGCAACTCTATTTATTGATTCTTCCCATTCTTCATCCCATTGATTAAATTCAATAGTTTCTAGGTATCTACCATTACTATTCTCTAGTGTACCTGCGTTAAAACTTAAATCACCATTAAAGTAATTTATCCAACTTTCAGGGTGGTCTAATAAATCTTGTGGAATATTACCGTTAAACCATTGAGTAAGGTCGATAATATCAGTGTCAACTTTATAAGTGCCAGCAGTAAGACCTGTTTTTAATATTACAGAAACTAAAATATTTTCTGTACCGTTTCCCTTAACATAAGTTCCGGTGCCACGTGTATAATTTATACCTGAAAAACTATCTCCAAAGCAAATGTTTGGATTTGGATTATGCGTTGTATAGAAAAATCTATGACCAACTGGAACTTTTGCATAAGCATTATCAACATTTGATGTTAATACTATGCTTGTATCTTGTTGAATAGTATCAGTAACAGTAATTGTAATACTGTTGTCTGCATTCTTAACCCAAGAATAACCTGTGCCACTACCACTTGATAAAATCTTGCTTTTGTTAAACTTTTGATTTACCACAACACTATTACCCTGTTTTTCTAGGTTTTTGCCTTTTGGTGCAGTAGGCGTTGCAGTTGTGTTGTTTTCAGTTCCTGTACCCTGAAAGATAAATGGTGTTTCTTGGGTACTACCACTATTCTCACTTACGTTTTCTAGTTGGCTTGCCATTTGTGATTTAGCAACAGGCGTTCTACCATCTATAATCTTATCTAATTCTTCAGTAATAACTTTATTTTGAACAGGATTAGTTGATTCTTTACTCATTTCTGTATCAACTGTAACTGTTCCAGTTGGTACATCTGCTTTAATTACATCTCCATCTTCATTGATACCTAAAATTTTAATAGCATTTCCAGTATCAATGTCTGAACCTTTAATCGCATCTGATGGTTTTTCCCAAGTATAACCGTTATTTCCATCTGAAACTGGAACTGTACCTGCTTCAGATGTGCCAACTTTTACTGCGTCTTTTGTTTTTTCATTTGCTTCTTGAGCTAGTGCCCATGCAATAATATCTCTTGGCATAATTAAACTCCTGTATTAACAAGTCTAGCTTCAACTGTTACATCTCCACCTGATACACTAGTTAAACTAACTTTTATATTTGCAGTAGCTTCAATTGGAATTTCAAATAATCCAGTTGAAGTAATTGTTTCATTTATTGAAAAGTCAGATAATTTAATAGCAGCAATTGATTGATATTCAGTTGAATTAAATATATTATTAGCTTCAATAGTAATAGTCAAACTTGTAGCAGTACCACTTACATTAAGTGATAGTGTATCACAATTAGTATTATTTAAAATGTCTGCAACTGTTGCACTTGTTGCACCATCAATTATTTTTTTAAATTCTTTTACAAACATAATTCACCTCTATGCTTCGATTCCTAATAAATCATCTATTTCTGAATCTGTATATGGAATTGCTCGCTGTTCATTTATTGCATTAACAATATTTGATTTATCTTCTGTTTCTAATTCCGATAAATCTCCAATATTAGTGGTATTATCAGCAGCTTCTTGCATAGCTTCTCCAATTCCATCTTCAATATGATTCATATTTGTAGCATTTAATGGAGTAACATTATTTACCCATGTTGTTTTTGAATAAGGCATAATTTTTATTTCCTCCTACTCATTTAAATCAGTAACGATTGTAGTTTCTGAGCACAAAACTTGTTCGCCGCAGGTATTCGAACCCCAAATACCCGCGACATTATAAGCATAAAATAATTCATTTTCTTTTTCAATAGTAGTTTCTGTACTCATAATTTAACCTCTATTTTTCCCAGTAAATATCAAATTCATTATCTGGATAATGATTAAATAAATATCTTATAGCACCAGTTTTTGATGTAAAGTCATAATAACCTTGACCCCATAAACCAGTTGATGGATTATATCCAGCACCAACTAACCAATCTTTTCTTAAAGGTCTATAAGCTATAACATATAATCTATTATTTTCATCTTTATAAATACCATGAACATCAAATCCTTGGCTAGTCTTTTCTAAAAATTCTTCAGAATCTTTAACTTTAGAATCTTTAACTTTAGAATCTTTAGTAGTTTTAAAATGTTTTAATTCAGCTGGATTATCATTTAAATATTCTTTAACATATCCAATAGCTTCATGGCGATCTTTAATTCCATATTTCATTAAAGCTTCTGCAACTTCTTCAATAGTTGTAGGCCAATCTTTAGAATAAACAATATCATCAATTAAATCTTCTTCAAGCCAAGCTGGTTTTTCATCTTTAGCTTTAATTTTAGCGATAGAGTCTTTAAGAATTTTCTTAACTGAATCAAACTTACTATTTCTTGATTTAATAACACCAAGGCCTTCTGTCTTTAAAATAATATTATAAAAATATTGTAATAAATCAGAAACTTTATAATAATCATATTTATATTCTTTTTCCATAATTTTCTTAATTGATGGAATAAATTTTTCATTTACATATGGAGTATTAAGTTCATTTCTAATTACATTAATTGCTTGTTTAGCAAGCTCTTCACTAGAAACTCTACCCTCATCTATATCATTAGTCATTTGCGGTAGCCATTTACTTAAAATATTAGCAATAGATTTTTGATTGTATCCTATGCTTAAAAGGCGTTTCCTTTCTTCAGCTTCTTCTCTTAATTGTCTTGGATCAACAATTGCATCATTAAAGTAATATGGTAATTTTTGATTTAATTTTTTAATTACTGTATTAATTGCTTTTTCAGTATTCATATTATTTGTTTCAACTTGCTCTTTTACTTTTTCAACAGCTTGTCTATATGTTCCACCATTTTCTTCAGCAAGTTTAGTTAATACTTCAATAGTATCTTTTGGTAATTTTCCACTTTCAACTTGTTTTGCAATAGTTTCAACCATTGAATTAATACCTTTTTCTTTTACAATCTTTGGTACACTCTTATACAATTCTTCAGCTGTTTTTGAACTTGCGCGAAGACTTTCTTTTTGAGCTTCATTTAATTCATGGCCATATTCAGTATATCTTTGATTTGGATCAGATTTTATCGCTGAAAGAGCACTTCTAAGTCTAGCACGTTTATCTACTAACTTATCATATTCTTTACGTTCAGCTTCAGTTAAAGGTTCAACATTACGATGTTTATAAATTAACTTTGAAATTTCATCTAAAACAATCTCTAATTCGTTATTTATTGATTTTACTTTTATTGTATATTCTTTATATTCTTCTTCATCCTTTGGATCATATTTACCTTTAAATCTGTATCCACCTTTATCTTCTCTATAATATTCTTCTCTATAATCTTCAAGACCACTTAACCATGCTTCTTTTGGTGATTCAAAATCAGATCTTAATAATACATATATATTTTTATCAGTATCATCATAATAAATAACCATATCATTTTCACGATTACCTTTTGAATAGATACCTAACATATCACCTTTTTGATTTTTCTTAGCTTCCATATTTTTTGCTTTTTGATCTTCAGAAATAATTCCAAAATCATTACCAAAAAATTTATCTAAGTTAACTTCAACATCTGATTTTGTCCAGTCATGGTTTAAATTATCATAATTATATCCATAAAGAAGAGTCTTTGCTTCAGGATATGCTTCTTCATAATCCTCTTCAGTAAGTTCAATTTTATCAGCAGGATTTTCTTCCTCTTGAACTTCTTCAACTTTAACTTCTTCTATTTCATCATCTTTAATAATATCTTTATTTTTAATTATTTTCATATTTAATATCTCCCTTGTTTATTTGGACAATGATTTTGTGGATGAACAACTGGTCCAGATGTAACAACAAAAATTGATGGTATAGCTTTAGTTTTAAGTAATGCCATAAGTGATGTTCCATATGAAGTTTGATTCCAAAATAGAGCATCAGCAGAATCTAGCATTGTTTTTGTTAAATCATAAGATTTACTAAATCCTCCAATTGTTGCACTTGCAATAACTCCTTTTGTTGCACCACCACCAGCAATTGATGCAAGTGAGTCACCAGAAGGAGTTTGTTGTTGTTGCGATATTAATGTTGCATAATGAGCAATACAATAACTCATTGCAAGTTCCCAGTCTGTTCCAAAAATTGAATAAAAGATTTTATTATTAGCCATAGGATATAATTTATCGAAGTATCTTTGTCCTTCTTCAGTTGACATAAAATTTGCAAACTGAGGCATCCAAAATGTAAAATCAGCTTTTGTATATTCTGGATTTTCTTTATTAATTGTAACTCCTATAAGTGCCATAATAAATCACCTCTTAAAGAATAACTATATTTCCAGTGTCTAGATAATCTTTAAGCATTTTTAAATGTTCTTGTTCTTCTTCAAGAATATGTTCATATAATGCTTTTTCATCATCATTAATTGAATTTTTAATTGCATTTTGATATAAAGTAATTGCTTCTTCCTCACTTTTAATTAGAGCTTCTAATTCTTGTCTTGGTTCAGCATCTTTTACTTCTTTTTTACTTAATTGATTGATTCTTGCTGGAATAACTTTTTCATAATTACAGTCATCACAACATTCACCATCTTCTTTTACTGGCCAAGGATTATTTCCATAACCTTCAAATTCTTTACCACAGATGCAGCATTTTTGTTTTTCTGCATCTTTAATTTTTTTAATTGTATAAATAGCCATAACTATCACCTAATTATAAATTTTCTCTACACCAGCGAGAATCCCACTTACAAATAGTACGACCATTAAACATTCTATATAATACACCATCTTTTACAAAATAGCTATCATTAATATCATTATCAGTAATTTTAGCTTCAACATCTAATGTAACTTTTCCTGTTGCTTCAGATAATGTAACTGTAACAGACTTTTTATCATCACTTACAACTGGTGTAGCAGTTGCATTTTTAGCTGATACAACAAATGAATTAAATGGAAATCCTGCAAGAGCCGCAAATTCTAATTCAGCAGTTGCATCATCGTCAATAGTTGTTGGATTTTCTGCATCAGCAGTGCAATTTACTAATTTAGTAGTAATATCATAAGTTGCCATAATTTATTCTCCTTTTATTTAATAATAAGTGCAATTAAAGCACCGATTATTCCACCAACAACAACTGTAATAATAGTTCTAACTATTTCACGTTTATAATATTTTGCGTTGTCTAGTGGCTCACTTTCTAATTTTTCTAAGCGTTCATTTTGTTTCTTTTGAACTTCGGTCATGTTTTTCATATTAATAGCTAATTCTTTTACACAAATTACTAGCTCATTAAATGATTCTTGTTTATCTTCAACTTTATCAAGGCGCTCTTTAATATTGTCAACATCTTTTTCAATACTAACAATTCTTTCAGTCATATTTTCCATAATAGAACCTCCTAGCCTTTTTTAACCATATTATAATTTTCAACAACAGTTTTAATTATTTTTGTTAATACTTTTACTAAAAGATTAAATGGGATATTTAAACTTTTACATTTAGATTCTACCATATCTAAAACTATTTTTAATTTTTCTTCGCCATGACCTTCTGGATAAATTTCTTCTGCTTTGTGTACTCCCTCTTTAATCGTTTCCATTATTTCACTAATCCAATGATTTTTAATTACATTAACTAAAATGTAAACGATTAAAGCAACAGCAAATACACATAGACAGATAAATAGAAATAGTTCTAATCCTGTCATAATAATCACCTATTAAGCTCCAGCTTCTTCAAATTTTGGTTCGCCTTCATCAATTGGTTTAAAATCAATTCTACCAGCAGTAAATACCCAAGTTTGAGTTGCAGCATTTTCACCAAATACTTGATCTGGAATTTTATTAATCATACAATCCGTACATTCAATAAATGTTGTAGCAACCCCATCATATGTAGCAGGAAGACCAACTGAAATATGAATTCCTTTAATATATTTATATGTTCCAACATTTTCTATTGCACTTTCATAAGCATTTGAAGCTAAAATTAATTTAATAATTTCATCTGCAACTTGTCTAATTGTTAATTCAACAGTACCAGTTTTGTTTAAGTTTCTATTATGAACCCATGAACCAGTAACATCTCCCTCAGTAGTAAATGCTTCAACAGAACGAGTAATTTTAATTTCACCTAAATAAGATCCTTGACCATCATTACCAGGACCACCAATAACAAATTTAGATCCAGCATAATCACCAATGCTAGGAATATCAATAGCAACTTGATAATCAGCTAATGAATATCTATTAATCATACTAAGTTCCTCCTATTAAAATACTTCTCCAGAAATTACAATCTTTCTGATAGAATATGAATCAGCAATTAATACAAATACTTTTGGTAATTGACGAGCAGCTTTTTCAGCTGGTGTTAATGTTGAGAATGGTAGCATACAAACTTTATATCCAGTATTTAATACTTCATTTGTACCAACAATACGATATCCTTCATAATATAAATCTGGATCTGTCCAAACTTTTCCAGGATTTAAATATCCATTTGATACAAATGAATTTAATTGAGCTGAAATAGTATTTAATACTAAAGCTGAACCAGTTGCATTATATTTAATTTTACTTGCAAGTAATGCAACAAGAGAATCTGTTAAAGCTTGATGTAATACTAATAACATAAATTGATTTGTTAAATCATAACCAGCTGTATCATTACCACCTAAATTTTTAATTTGTGATGCTAATTTTGATACAATATTCATATCTAATAAAATTGCTTCTGTTACAATACTATTTTCTTTAAATACATAACCAGCAATACTTTCGTCAAAAACTTCTGTTGTAAAAGCATAGTCTTGAGCTGCATTTGATTTATATACATTTAATTTTGTATAATATGCAAGAACAGCTGCACCAACACCTAATTTACCATATTTTAATACATAATTTTCAATTGATACAACTTTTACACCTTCATTAATATATGCAGATAAATCTGATGTTGTACCATTTACATATGGAATTTCACAAACAAATATTTTTTGATATATTTTTTCATTTTCATGAGCTGTATTCCATGCACTAAAGATTGTTCTAAATAATGTATCACAATTTGTTGCTGCAGTTTTAGCTGTTACACCAACCATAATATAATTACTTGGTAATTTTTCTAATTCTGCATTTACAGCTGCTTCAGTAGGAGTATAAGTTCCACCTGATGTTTGAGAATTTGCATAAGCACCAAAATCAGATTTAATTACATATAATTTACTACCACCATTATTAAAAAATGAATTAATATATGTAGCAATATCACCTAAATTTGCATCTGTTGCAGATATTGCTTCTTCTAATAAATAATATGCTGGAGTAAGAGTTGCTGTTGCACCTTCAACAAAATATAATAATGCAGCTGTATCATAAGTTCCAAAACCATGCGATACACTATGATTTTTAATTGTAATATCAACAAAGTTAGTTAATTTTAAATCCATAATAAATCTCCTTTATTAATATCCTTCATCTAATAATTGATGAACACCATTTAAAATATCTTTTTTAAAATCATCATCAGCTATTAAATTAGTTAATTTATTTTCATAATACCAATCCATAAAATCGCCATCATCTTCATAAACTTCTTCTAAAGTTTCATATCCTTGAATATTGCCCTTGCCATCAAACATAAAATATTTATGCCAACCTGGATTAAAATCACCATAATATACTTTTTGAGCAATAGTAAATGGTTTTTCATTACTAAACCAATCATCAAACTCATCAATACTTACTGGATAATCATAATTATTTTCTTCGCAATATTCAACATAATCATTATAAGAAGGTGACTCAATTTGATCTCTCAATATATTAATCATTCCATTTTTAAAATTAACTGCACCAGCAGATTCATATGCTGTTAATTGGAAGCATAATTCTTCAGGACTAATATCTATATCATTATCAGATAGCATATCTTCTAAATATTCTTTATCTTCAAATTCAATTTTAAGATCAGTATCTTTAATTATTTTCTTTTTCATTTTTATCTCCTGTTATAATAATAAGTTCACCAGTTTTTTCAATAAATGGAATATTAGAAATTGCTTTAATATTATATCTAACAATAATAGTAATTTCTAAATCACATCTTGGCCATACAGTATTATTAAGAAATTCATTAATCGTTTCTGGAAAAGATATATTTTTTGCCCATATACCTTTTTCATATAAATCCATTATAACGCTTTCCATTTTAAATCTTGAAACTAATTTTTGTGATAATTCATGGCAATGATTTCCATAAATTTTTAATAATAATTTATATTCACTAACATTGTCTGAAGAATCATTTGGATTTTGTAATATTATATTATTTTCAGAATCTTTATTTTCAAGAAGTTCAAAAATTATAAATCCATCATTTAAATTTAGTGATGTTGATTCATTATCAGAAATTAATTTACTTAATGCTGGACCGCGAACACTTACCGCATTAATAACACTATTTCCATTTAATTCAGATTGTGTTATAATTGCTTCTCTTATTTTTATGATTAAATCTGTATATGTAATATAAGGAATCATATAATTTTCTCCCCATTAAGATATTCTAAATATTCTTTAAAATCTACATAATTATTAAGATTAATCATTCTAAGAGTAGCTTCTCTTACACCCCATTCATCATAATCATGAACAGCATCAACATGTAACCACCTATTTTTATAAAATATAAAATCACCAATACCAATACGATATATGCTTCTACAATAAAATTTATATTCCATATTTTCAGTATTACCACTAAGTGATTGTTGTAATGTTGATCCTTGTGTTTGAAGAGATCCATTAATTATATTTTTAGTAAATTTTGTTATAATTTTTCCAAGAGCATTAACTTGAACCCCAGAAGTAACATACCAGTCATAGTTGAATGCAAATTCGGCAATTGCATCATTAAAAAAGTTAACATCTATAACATGGTTTTGCATAATTAGTTATCTCCTATTTTTTAATGCAATAACTGATCTACTTCCTTGAACGGTTGGAACTCCTTCTGGTCTACTAATATGAAAAGCATCAAAATATAATTTATTATATAAATCTTTTAATGTTTGATATTCACTATTTAATCCTGCCGCTAAATAAACATTCATATAATCTAAATATAGATGCATGAATTCTTTTAATTGTTCTTTATTAAATTCACTAATAAATTCTTCTGCATTATTATAATCATTTTCCATATTTTCTTTTAATGCTGTATATTCATTTAATAATATTTTTTTAGCTCCAGCTTTCTTTTCAGGATCTCTTGATTCTAACCATTGAGCTGCTTTAGCAATATTATCAGCTGAAAAATATGGATCTGGTTTTAATGAATAGCTCATTGTTGGTTCTGCAATAGGAACATCTTCAATTTTAACATCTTCAACTTCATCAGTAATTTTAAAGATTTCTTTTATTTGAGCTAATTTATCAGATAATTCTTTTACTTTATCTTGATATTTAGGATCTTTTGCTTTTGCAACTTCATCAATTAGTTTTTGATAATCATTAATAATATTTCTTAATGCAGTTGGATGGAATTTTTTATACCATTTATCATGATTTAAATCTGCTTCCATATCCATTTCAATATTTCTAATTTCATAATCTAATTGCTTAGGATCAACAACTTCACCTTTTTTAATAGCTTCTTTTATTTTACTAACATGAGAAATCATATTACTTTTTGGAGTGATAGAAAAACTTGAATCATTATATTTTTTAGCAATATTCATTGCTTTATATGCTTCGTTAAAAATCTCTTTTTTAGATTTATTTTCTGAATCATTAATTTCTACTGTATATCCATTTTTAAATTTAATCTTATAATTTTTCATTAGTATCTCCTTAATTTAATAAAAGGGCTAAACAGACTAAACCAGTTAGTCTAAATTTAGCCCTTAAACTGTTTATAAAATTTTATTTATTTTATTTTAAATTAGTCAGTGAAATCCCAATAAGTTACAACACCTAATTCAGCAGAATTTGTGTTATAAGGTAATTGAATTTCAGATACTTGACCAACGAAAGCAGTTGTATAACTCATCTTGTCGATGTTAGGTAAAGTAATGAAATGTTGAATTGGATAAGGAATATCGATTCTTACGAATTGTTTATTCTTACGATATGCAACGATACGGCCTTTACCAGCAGCACCTAAATCATTTAATGCAGGACGACCTTCAATAGTAATCTTAACTTCTTTACCAGATTGAGCCATTGCTAAGTTATGTTCAAGAATGAAGCTATACAAGTTGCTTGTATATAATGGACTTGAACGGCCAACTAAATCGCTCATAACGAATGTTGGAACTAAGAATGTATCTGGAATAATGTTAACGTTCATGTTAGAGTCTCTTAAATAAGTTTCAATTAAACCATTAAAGAAACCAGTAACAGCATCATCAGTTAAACCAGCAAAACCTTTATCAGTTGTAGCACTGTTAACAATTGTATTAACTAATACATTATCGCTATTAAATAAACCTTTAGCATTATGAATGCCAGTGTAAGCAACATCTTGAACGAATAAATCCCAACCAGCAACAATTGCATTGTTGTAGATATCTTGAATTGATTTTTGAAGAGTGATCTTCTTCATCTTTTCTAATTCAACAAAACGTAAATCATAAGCAACTTCATATGTATAAACGTTAACTCTCATTTGGTTAAGACCAGCATTTACTCTTGGAATGTAGTTAGCATTATTACCAACAACATTTCTAAATTCATTCATAATACCAGCCCAGTTAACTGTATAGAATTCTACATAATCAACGAATCCACCACCAGTGTCAAATGGAATATCTTTTTGCCATGTAACAAAGTATAATGGTTCATATAATTGCTTATGTAATTTAGCTAAAGTAGTAGATAAGAATGCGAAGTTAGCATCATGAATAGTGCTGTCACCAACAAAATTCTTTCTAATCTTTGAGCTATACATATCACTTAAAGAAATAGTTTTTCCTCTTTGAGATGCAGAAACAGCATCAGCGAAAAATTTAGAAGGGATATCTGCAACAGGTGTGAAAGCAGAATTTGTATTCATATTTGTCATCATCTTTATTTCCTCCTATTATTTAATAACAATCTCAGCAATATATTTTGGACTAGATTGAGTTCCTTGGTTTTCATAAACACCTGTAAAATACCAACCAGGAACATCAGTAGCACCACTTTCACCATGAGTAGTTAGGTGACCATATTTAGATGCTGTATTTAAAATAACTGCAACAGCTGCACCTTCTTTAATATTAGAAGTTGTAGGAGCATCTAATTCTACTGCTAAGTAACCTTTTAATAATAAATTGAATCCTTCACCAACTGCAGTTTCAACTTCTACACTTGGACCAGCAGGATAAGTTGTAGCTAATTTAACGTTAGTTCCAACTACAAGACCAGCAATGTCACCAACAGCACTAATTGTAGATGTAGGAACTTTATATTCACCAGCAACAGAACCAAATACAACAACATCACCGAAATGAGCCGCTACAGTTCCACCTAGCATACCACCTTGAACATCATACTTATCAGAAACAGTTGGAAAACCCTTTAATAATTTTTGAATAGATTTGTTAATAATTAACCCCATATATTTTATTTTCCTCCATATCTTTTTGCCCATGCAAGAGCAATTTCATCAGTTTCGTCATCTTGACTATCTTTTACTCGTTTTTCAACGGCACCGAAAGATTTCTTAGAATCATGAGTCATTTCATCTTCACATTGATCATCAATGAAGTCTTCTTCTTCGTCTTCCTCTTCAGAGATTTCAACATCATCTTCTTCATTTAATTCTAATAATTGTTCATCTTTCTTTTCTTTTTCTTCCTCTTTATCATCTAAATCAGCATCTTCATCGTCTTCATCTTTTTCAACTTTTTCTTTTGCTTTTTTAGACTTAGGATCTTCAACTAATGCTAATAAATCTTCAAATTTCTTAGCTAATTCCTTTAAAGCCTTTAATTCTTCTTTAGTAAAATCAGCTTCTTTTTCTTCGTCTTTTACTTCTGGCTTTACTTCAGGTGATTTAAATCTTGGCTTTAAAGCTAAAGAATCTTTTTTGTTAACAATAAATGTGTTACCTTTATTATCAGTAACGCGAATAGCTTTAACTTTCATTTTTTCCTCCATTTTAAATCTAATTATATTATAGCGTATTAATTTAATTTCGTCTACTTTCTGACAAAATAATTTTACATTTTATATAATTTTTTAATTGCCTTAAATCATATAAATATTTATTTTCATCTTCAACATTTAATAAATTTGCAAGGTTAGCACTTGTAGTAACAATTTGTTCCATTTTTGATTTAACATAAATTTCAGTTTTAATTGCAAATTCATTTAATCTTTTCATTATGTCATCTTTAGTCCAATTATAAGTTAATACACCATCTATTATTTTGTCAAGCTCATTATCTAAATTAGTAGAAATATAATACATACAATTATCAAGAATTGGCCTTGCTGGAATTGTAAGCGTCCCATGTTCAGTTAAATACATAATATCACCAACTTCCATTTGGATTTGAGAAGTTGTTTCATCAGTATTTAAAATATTTACTGTAACAGATTTAATTGCATCTTCAGTAAATATACCAAACTCAATACTAATTCTTGATAAAAAATCTATTGTATTTAATTGTTTTTCAAAATCAGTTAAATCAACGTTCATCTGCTAATAACCACTGATTATAAATATCTTCATAAGTATAATCAGTTAATTCTGCTAATTTTTCAAAAACTCGCTCTCTAATAATAGAATCAGCATCTCCTCCTAAAAGTTCGTAAACATCTTTATAATTATCTAAACAATCAAATAAATCTTGGAATGTGACATCATCATTTAATGTTTTACCAACTTCATCAGTAGGATATTGTGACATATACCATGATTTAATGTTTAAACTAAGAGGATCACTATCTTTAACTTGGCTATCTTCTTCGTCAAGTGTTTCATTACAACTTTCTAGTTGTTTTTTTAACTCCTCACGAAGTTTTTGTTTTTGAGCTGCATACTCTTCTTTGTTTTCGTCTTTAACTTTATCGTTTAAATCTTCTAATTTTTTAAGTTTTTTCTCTAAAAGTTTTTTAGAATTTTTATAAAATTTTTCACGATAATTAGTAGAATCTTCAACAACAAATTCAGTAGTTGCAATCTCTTCTCGTTTTAGATTCGTGTATTTTAATAAATACTCTACTACTTGATTAAGATTATCAAAATCATTAAATTCAATAATCTTATTACCATCTTGAACTGGTGCTACATAATTATCATATGAAGTTCCTTTAATTTTTCCATTTTCACGGTAAACGACATATTTTTTAGTATCAACAGAATCTTTGGTACTTTCTACTTTTACTTTAATCCACTCATATTTACCATTTGAAGCCTCAACTTTTTCTGCATATTCTCTTGTAAATTTAGGAGCTTCTGGTTCATACAAAAATTGTGCACGGCCATTTCCAATCCAATATAATGCTTTTCCATCATGTTGAGTAGTTCCTTTTGCATAAATGACATATCGCGAATTGTCAATTTCTTCTTCTACTTTTTCTTCTGGCTTTGGTGGATTATTAATAAAATTAGAAATATCATCTTTTGAGTATTGTAAAAATACTGCTGAATCATCATATATAATATCGAAATCTAGATCATCTAATCTAGCTTCTCTAACTGCTCTAGTTGCATCTTCATAAGAAGCAAATTGAGCAATAATATAATTTTGTCTATCATAACTATATTCTGGATTTAATTTACTATCAATAAATTCTTTATAATCAATTTCTTCAATAGAATCTTTAAATGCAACAACAACCATATTATCGAATGTTCGCATTAATTTTCTATATTCAATTTCATTAAGTAAATCTCTTTCATAATATTCATTAATCATGTCTCTAATTTCTTTTAATTTATCTTTACTTTCAGTATTTAAAAGCATCTTTCTAAATTTTGCATAGTCAACAGGATTATCTTGAGTTTGTTTTTTACCTATAAAATAAGCATTAACTTCATTAACTTTCCAATCACCATCATCTTTAGTATATAAAGATATTATAAATATATCATTATAATCATCAAATGTAAAGAAATAATCTTTTCGATAATAACCATCACCCATTTTATTCCAGCCGTCAATTTTTTCTCTAACTGGCTTAAACCCCATTTCTTTAATAGGATTAATTATATCTTCAATACTAATATCTTTATCTACATGCTTAGAAATAAAATTAAAATATTTACTAAGTTGTTTTTTATCATTTGCTTCTAAAGATTTAGAATCAGAAAAAACTAATCTATTTTCTTTTTTAACTAAACTAAATGTTACCTTAGCATTAAATTTTTTAGCAATATCTTTTGCAACATCCATAACATGATCTTGCGCAATATTAGAAATCCATAAAGTATTTTCATTAGAATATTCTGTATTTAAGTCAGCATCACGTACATATTTTTCAACTTTTTCTAATTCATCTGATTGACCAATTACTCTTAATTCAATATCACTATTATCTTTAATTTTACTATCAATAATTTTAGCAATACCAGCTCTACCTTGTTCACATAATGCAACATGATTTCCTCTAATATTAATTTGTTCTGGATTTTCACCTTCTGTAACATCGCAATCATATCCGCATGAAAGTTCAGTACGAATTCCATTTTCAATATCATCAATAGTTTGAGCATCAGTAATAACAAGATCACCAATCATAACATCTTGGCCATTAAATTTTCCTTTACGAATATTTCTTGTATGACCAACTGAAAGTTCAGAATAATTTTCTGGAGTTACACTTTCATCTGGATGTTCAACAGTAATTGGTTTATCTTCAAATGATGCAAGAGTTTCAGCTGCAAATACTTGCTCTGGTTTACGATCAACCATAATAGGTTCATCAGCACCATTAAAATTAGGATAAACTTCTGATTTTAAGTATTCCTGTTTACCAGTACGAGCAAGAATTGCATCTTGACAAATTAAATATCCTTCTGGAGTTTTATATTTATGTTCACTTAATTTTGTTTTTGTTAAAATTTTTGCCATAATTTATTCCTCATAATCGTGTTCAAAAACTTCATTCCAATCTATTTTATTTGCTTCTGAATATGCATAATCTTTAAAATAATCAAAAAATTTTTGTGAGTATTTTTTATATAATTCTTCAACAATTGGAGAAAGTTTATAATTAAGTTCTGGCTTATAACCAAGAAGATCATCATAAATATATTCTTCAAGTTTATTATCATAATAACGACCAAGAGTATCGCCATCTGTAGCTGGTAATTTTATCATTTCTTGATATTTAGAATCTTCTTTTAATAATAAATTTTTTATAAGTTCAGCTAAAGGCTCATCATACTCATAATCACTAGGATAAATTTCAAACTCATATTCTATTTCAGTTTCATAGTAATCTTCATCCCATGGTTTTGCATTATGAGGAGAGGCATCAGCTTTGACTACCATATCTTTATATATAAGACCAAAAGACTTACCATTAAACCAATAATCGTTTTGATAATCTATCTTGCTATCATTAATATTATCTTCAATATATACATCTTCAATAGAATTAGTTAATATTTCTTTCTTATACTTTTTAAAATATTTTTCAGCATTTTCTTTTGTTAAATGGTCTTTATGCTTAATAGTATATCCCATACCATTTTTAATTTTTTCTAAACTAGCACTATATCCAGTATCTTTATCCCATCGATACTCAGTATATAATCCATCTTTTTCAAAATATTCAATTACTAAAGATGAGTCTTTTATATTTCGTTTATCCCAATAAGAATAAGCAATAGCAGCCCGCTGCTTTTCATCTGGATATTCTTTAGCGGTTTCTTTCATAAAGCGGGCTATAAAATCTTTTTTTGATTCACCTTTTTTAGGTTTAACATCTTTAATAGAATCATATCCTTTAGCATGACCTATTCTATAGGCTAATTCTTCAGCGGCAGCTTTATCAAATTCTTCTTGCTTTTCAAATTCTTTTTCATCAAAATCATCATGCCAATCATTATGATCAAGTATAGTTTCTATTAATTCATCACTTGTATCACAAACTTCAATAAGTTCACCATTATCATCATATACAACAAACTTGCCGCTATCAATTTTAAAATAAATATCAGCAGTTTTATAAGTAGTTTCATCTACTTGTTTAATATCTAAACCATATGGTTCATCTTGTAAATAATCAATAACTTCTAATAAATCTCCATCTATAATATATCTTGGTGCTAAAGAATCTTTTATATATTTATCAACATATTTTTTAGCATTATCTAAATGTTTAAAAGATTTAATATATTTACCCGATGGAGAATATAAATCCCATGGTTCTTCTGGTACATAATAACCATATTCTTTTGCTTCAGCAAAATCTTCATCAATTTCAATTATATAGCCTTTATAATGGTATACTTCATATCCATCATTTATTTTTTTAGAATCTTTAACTTTTAATTTATTTGGAAGCTCAACTACCATAACAACATTATTTTCCCACTCTAATGGTTCAGTAAATCCGTCTTTCTTTAAAGCCTCTTCAATTCTTGGTAAGATATTATCTTCATAATAATCAAAGCCTGCACCAAATTCACTAGATAGCCCTTCCATCATATAATTCATATCTTCTTCATAATCAATAGTATAATTTTCATATTCATCATATAATTCTAAAAAGTCACCATTTACTCTATATTTAAAATTAAATTCTCCTTCTGATTCTACACCTTCAATTTCTATTGGAGCATTTAATTCAGTAAGTAGCTTATCTAAATTAGGTAATTTTAAAATAGCGTCTTCAAATTTAGTTTCTTTCTTTATAATCATATCTTCTCCCATCTCACGTTTATAAAATTTCATAAATTTATTAAACATTTCTTCAGAAAAAATAATATCCATTTTATCTTTATTTTCCCATTCTTTAAAATCTTTTGTTGTCATAAATTTATTATATAATTGATTCATTTTATTATTAGAGATCCTATTTAACTCAGCAAGTTCTTTCCAATATTGACTAATTTCATTAAAGCTATTATCTTTCATTTTTAGTAGCCTCCTATTCAAATTTAATTTTATCACAATTATTTTAAATTATCTACTTTTATATAGAATAATTTGAAGAAATTGTTACAGATTTATTATAAACAGTTAATACATCAACAGTAAATTGATATACATTATTTTCTTTAGTATTTTTATTTTCTTTAATAACGCTTGAAGAAAATGAATTTATTTTTACTACAGCCGGATGTTTATTAATAATATTTATAATTTCTATATCTATAATTGCTTTATCTCGTATTTTATCTAAAAGAGGTAAACCATAATTTAAATTATAATATAATTCACCTTTTATTACAGCAAGTCTTTGAGTTAATGATTTTCCAACCATTTCTTGATTATCAATTATATAATTATCTGCAGGAATTTTTGATCCAGATCTTTGTCTATATTTTAATTCTAATTCATTTATATAATTACTAACACCAAGACCGCTAAGAGTTAATAAGATATAATTAGTAGCGCTCATTGTAAAAGCTATATCTGTATCAACTGATCCAACAACATCTCCTTCAACTAAATTATTTATAACAGTATCATTTTCATCAACTTCTTGAAATAAATAATGAATTGTTCCAACTCCATCAACCATAAAACTTGCTCCTTGATTTTTAGACCTTGGATAAGTTGATTTAATTGTTATGCTAGTAATAACTCCGCCAGATGTTGTTACTGATGTTATACCGCAAACAGCAAGCGGAAATTCATTACATAAAAAATTTTCTCTTGTTATAGAATATACGGCAACTTCTTCATCAATTTGATTAACATCACTAACTCCAGCTGAACCAAACCAAACAATATTATATGTACCATCAGGATTTTTAATTATATTTCTTGTTCTCATAATTATTCCTCCTGATCTGTATTTTCAGAAAATACATAATTTCCACTATCAAATATAGCACTGCTATCAAATGTTCCAACAACTGGTTCGCCTATACTTTTAATATATTCTATACCAAGACTTTCAACTAATAACTCATCGGATAAAACTAATTTTCCAAGAGTTGTTGGATTTAATGCTGTTCCATATTTAGTTGAATCAGTACAAATAATAGTTGCACTAAGTGGAACTAAATTACCACTACTTAATGTTTGTTTATATAATATATTTTTTGATTTATATAAATCACTTAATTCTTCATTTGTTCCTTGATAATTTAACCTTGTAATTATAACTTGCAAATAGAATTTTAATTCTGCATTTGTCATAGTTATAGTTTCTTCAGTATTACTATATTTAATTTTTTTAGTTCTACTTACACCATAAAACGAAGCTAATATATCAAGTTCAGCTCCATATATTGAATCAGGATCATATCCTAATCTTGAAAAATATAAATCGTCACCTTCAAAAATATCAAAAGAATAAATTAATAATTTTCCAACATCATTTAAATTATTTAATATTGCAATATATATTTCTTCTCTATCAATTATTCCATATGAATTTTTAAGAAATAATGACATTTTATCTAAATAATAATCTTTTAATAATAATTTGCTATCAATCATAAGTATCACCCTATAATTAAAGTGCAAATTATATTACCACTTTCTATTGTATAACTAAAACTAGCAGTAGTATAATGAAAATATGTAACAGGAAGAATACAATAATTTTCACCATTATCTTCAAGTCCATCAACTGTCATAGATTGTGCTATATAACTAGTTGTATTTAAATCGGCTTGTTGTAATTCTGTTATAACATCATTATTTATTAACTTTTGACCAATTTGAATATTATTTAAATAATTAATTAATATAGTTTTAATATATTCTTCTTGCTCATTTTCAGCTAAATAATTTACATAAGTTATCTTTTTACCGCTATCAGTTGTTAATGAACTATTAGTATATAATGAATCACCAGCAGCAAGATTAGTGCTACTATATAATTTAGTAGTTCCATCATCATTTGTCCATGATAAATATCCTGTACCATTTCCATATAAAACATATTTAACACTTGGATTTGAATCATCAATTATAAAACTTACATTATATCTTGGCAAGCACATATATTTTATTATAATATCATTATTTTCTGGACTACATTTTTTCCAATATATTGTATTGCCTTCGACCGTTTTGCTTGTTGCAATTCCAGTTGTTGTTCCGCTTGCGCTTTGAGTTATAACACCTGGAGTCAATCTATTATTTATAATTTGTGCAATTTCATCCTCATCAATAATTGTATTTGGCTTATATCTTAATGCAATATATACATTATGACCAGCAACTGTAATAGTTCCATCAGTCATATCATCAATATTAGCTGTTGGAGATGCTGAATTATTACTAAATATATAACAATCATCAATATATTCTAAATTATATAAAGCAGAAAATAGTCCTTCTTTAGTTGTATAACTATTTATACCAGACATTCTTTTTTGTCTTAATCTAAGTGAAGTATCAGATTCCGCAATATTGCCTGGAACTGCGTCTTCTGCTTGATATATTTTATATGTTCCATAAGTCATTAATATAAACGAACCATTATTTTGGTTAAAAGTAAGGCTGTTCCATGCAATATCAGTTACGGGGTCAGTTATACTTTGCCCCGTACCAGCAGCAGTAATTGGCCCAAATTCATCACAAATAAAAGTTTGTAATGTAATTTCTTCATTAGCAAGAGTTATATTATTTGATGGTGTAAAAGTCCAAATATAACCATTTGTATCTTGCACTTGAATATTATTATTACGTAAAATTGTTACACTATTACCGCTAACATTTTTAATATAAATGTTAACTTTTGATTGACTTGCTGGTTTTCTTTTAATATTAGTAAGTTGACACAATATATCTAAATATTGTCCAATAGCAGTATTAGGATTTAGATTATTAGCAATATTTCCAAGAAGACTATACATATTATCAAATATTAAAGTTTCCATCATTAAATATTGAGCATCAGCTGATGCTGCATTTAAATCAATATCACTTCCATATATATCTCTCATTTTATCAGAAAGAATTTTTACCATCTCTCTTTGGCTAGCTCTTTGAAATCCATTAGTTGGACTAATAATTGCTAATTGATCATATGTAAATTGTTTTGCCATAATCTCCTCCTATAAATTGACTATAAATAGATAGCCATACATATTATCAGACATGCTAAAATTAGAATTTCCGCTCCAAATAGTTAATGTATGATTATCATTATTATATTTATAATTGATCGTTGTTGTTACAACTGATCCAAGTTCTCCTTCTTCATATATAAATGTGCCAACAGTTTTATAAGTTATATCATGATTTAATCTATATAAAGTTATTAAAGTATTACAATATCCAAAAGTAAATACTCCAAGTCCTTGATTTTTAACTAAATCAACATTACTAAATACAAACCTATTACTATCGCTCTTAGTTACGCCTAATAATTTTGGTCCTAATTGAACACTATTTGTACTTACTAATACTGCTGAAGATTTACTATGTAATGAAGGATTTAAATTTTTAATTGGATTATTTTTACTAGTTTTTAAATTAACATCAAAATTTAAATCAGTATAAATAACTGTAACAATTTGATCATCTATAAAATTTTCTTCTTTAAAATAATAACATTGTTGAAGTCTTGAATTTTCATTTTTGCTAAGTGGAAGAGGAATAATATTAATTAATCCATATCCAGTATCAGAATCAAACTCTTTAACAACACCCTTAAATAAAGCAATTGTTGCAACATGTAATTCATTTTTAAATGACTGCTTAAATAAATTTAAGACATCAACAAGACTCGTAGTTTGGTCAAGCCTATTACTATTTTTTATAATAATTTCTTCATTATTCATTATACTGCACCTCCAGTCACACCAGTTAAAATTTCAAGTGCAACAGCAGTGATAGCTAATTCAAATGTCTGGCCTCTATTTTGAAAATGATAATTAATTGTTCTTATCATATATTGTCCTGTTGGGCTAAAGAAGTTAGCATTAAAAGTTGATGTAACATCTTCTGCATTTTGAATAGAGGCATCTAATAATTCATTTGGAAAAATAATAATATCACCAGGTTTAAAATTTATCATTGGAAGAAGTGATGCTTTAAGACCAGCAGATGATATAGTAGGATTTCCTTTTGTAAGAATTATCATATTAGGATCAATTGCAATTTTTCTTTTATCAGCAATAGTAGTACAATCAATATAAAAATCGTCATCGCTTGCATCTGTTGATAAATAAAAGTCTTGATTAGATTGTGCTGCAAGTTGTTCTACTAAATTACCAACTTGCCCATTTAAATTTTCAACTTCTTTTGTAAAATAATATCTAAGAGATGGACTAATTTTTATTTTATCCATACCAGATTGATCTGATAAATATTTAATTGCAGCATAAATATTAATTCCAGAATTAAGCGATAAATTAATTCTTGATTGACTAAACTTTGCAACATATGAACTAGCATAAGTTATATAAGTATCAGTATCTTTTCGTGTGTTAATTTTTTGTGATATATAACTAACTTCACCTTTAAAATATCGCTCTGGTTCAATATCTTTTCCATACCCAGCATAAATTTCTATATCATAAAATTTACCTGCAACAAGTAAAATTAATAAATCATAAGGCATATTAGTAATTGTAACCGTGCCTTTATCTTTATTTAGTGCTAAATTTTTTGAGCCAGTAATAGAAATATTAAGTTCAGGATTACCATTTTTAAATATAATCTCTTCTCCATTTATTTGCGACCTTAATACAACTTTAATATTTCTAATCCAAGTAGTTCTAAGCAAACTTTTCTTATCAATTGATTCTGCTAATACAGCTTTATCAAGTGAATTTTTTGTTTTAGTCTTTCCTTTAAAACCACCACCATCATCAAAAATAATTTCATCTTTCATAATTAAGCCTCAAGTCTCGAAACATATTTTGATATAGTATCTTTTAAATTATTTTTAACAGTTTCAAAAGATCCATAGCTTACTATTAGCATACAATTATTAATATTTGACGCTTCAATAATTGAACTAGTATAGCTAAGAGTAGTTTTAGATAAAAGATCATTTGTTGTATCGCTCCATGTTTCCATATAATTTTGAATAGTTACACTTAATACATCTGCTTCTAAAGCTGGATTATATAAATGAATTTCATATGTTCCAGTTTTATCAACAAATATGGCTTCATCACTTGTAACAGAATCTAAGCTCGTACAAGTAAGAGTTCTATCATACGCATTTCTTAAGCTACCATTTGATCCATCTAAATTATCCCATGTATTTCCAGTTGTATTATATATTTGTGGAGCACATTCTAAATATTCTATTTTAAATTGTTGTTCTTTCCATACTTTATCTTTACTTAAATATTTAACCGTTTCATATTTATATTTTTTAGTAAAAGTTAATTTATAAGCATTGCCACCAATATTAATTTGACATTCAGTAGATGGAGTTTCAGACATATCTGGAAGTTGATAAAAACGGCAATTATTAGCAACTTGATTTAATGTAATATTACATTCATTTAAGAAAGTTTTTAATCTTCCAAGTTCATTATAATTTAATTTAGTAGTATCTTTACTCATTGCTAAAAAGATTTCTTGCTTTTTGGTATCATCTAATATATATCCATAACCACCTGATCCACTACTTGTATATCCATAGTCAACAGTTATATTATATTTTCTAGCAATTTTAGCCCATTCATTATCACTTATTCTATTACCTGGTTCTAACCAATTTTTAAGCCCGTCAATAATTTTAAATCGTTTTTGTTCTTGCCGAACAGCAGTAATAATTATGCCTGTTACAAGAATACAAATTCCTACTGCTATACCAACAATTAAACCAATTGGTCCTGCGCTTGAACTTGCTGCTGCAGTAGTTCCAGCTACACCTAAATACGTTGCAAGAGCTCCAACACTAGTAATTACTGACGCCGCAGCAAGACCAGCCATTGTACCACCAATTACACCCATAATAGCGCTTGATCCAATATTTCCAGCTGTATCAAGACCCGCTCTTTTTAAGGCCGCTTTAATATACTCTTCTAAATAAAGAGGGTCATTTTTAGCTATTTGGGTAAGAATAGCTGAATAAGATTTATCTTGTGTCTTATAATAAATAGATGAATCTGTTTGAATTTGTTCTGCAAATAAAGTTGCTGCAACAACAGTTGATCTATTTATAAAAGTATGTGATTGGCATAAAGTATTTAATATAACTTTATCCCAAAAAGATAGCACATCTTCTTCACTTACCATCTTACCAAATAAAATATCACCTAAATTTTGAGCAACTGGTGAAGCAAGACTTGCCTCATTATCTTCTGCAATTTCTATATTGATATCACTTAAATCATAATTAAGTGAAATAATTTCTTTAAATGAAAATGAATAGGCCATTGATGATTCAGACTCTTTCCATGTAATTGATTCAAGCGCCATTTGCGGTCTAACTTTGAATCTTGTTGCACCTTTTTCACCTTCAATATAAGTCATCAAATCACATAGTATGCCATTGTCTTTTATATATTCAAACGTCTTTTGAATATTTTCAAGACGGTCACCATTTTCATTAGTTCCAGGGACATAGGCATATGAATCCATAGTATTTCTTTCATATCCATATACACTAAATGATCCAGAAATAGAATAAGTATCTGGATCTCTATACATATGATCTGATAATGTATCACCATTAAAAATTGGCTGGCTAGCAATTTTTGCACTTGCTGTAAGATCACGTTCTGATATTGTATCTAAATGTAATATAATATCTCTATATCTAGTTTTTTCTGTTTTTCTTTCTGTAGTCCCACTATTAGTATTAGAAAGATTAACATCAATATTTTCAGGGAGACTACATTTTATGACTAATTCAAATCCTCTACTCATGATATATCTCCTATTGCAAGTGCAACTTCTTTCATTGCTTTTTCATTATTAGATTCAAACACTTCATTCCATTCATTAGTATCAACACCAGAGACATTATTGCTTTGTGTAACATTAATATTAACTGTTTTGCCTCCACTTGCAGCAGAATAAGATAGTCTATCGGACATAACCCCGACACCTACCGCATCAGCTGAATTTGCTGATTTTCCAGCTCCAAAAAAGTTAACTAGCGCTGATACAGCTTGCATTAATTGCATCATAACATTTGCAGTGGTTTTAATAAAAGTAAATATTGCATCTTTATTCTTTGCGAACCATGTTAAAAATTCCATTGCAATCTTTTGCTTGAACATATCAAATTCTAATTGGAATTGTTGGACTTCTCTTAACACTCCATTTTGATTCATTTGTTCATACCAATTTTGGTATTTATTCATTAGCTCTTGGAACATTGCTCGCTGTTGAACATTCATATACATCAAGTCTTCTTCATTTGACATATTTAACATGCCCATTGTTCTAGTTAAGGCATAATTTTGACTTGCTGATATGCCGTATCGCATTTGTTGTTCACGAGCGGCCGCATTAGTAAACAAACTTGTTCCCATTGAATAAGTTGCCATACCACCTTGCTTACTAAGTTCTGAACCAACTCGATTCATAACATCATTTAACATACTCTTAAATGATAAGTCTATGCCCATAGTTGTTTTTAACATATCATTGAACTTACCAGCAATTTTTTTAACCTTATCAAATATGGCTTGAACAACCATTATTGCAATTTGGCCTTTTGCATATTGTTTATTTGCTGCACTTGCACCAAATTTATCTTTATTTATTTGATATCTATGTTCATTAAGGTCGGATAAATTTCCGAACACTGATTTTCTATTTTTAAATAAGTCTTGAATAGCTCCAGCAGTTTTAGAATGAGTTTCAGCCTCTTTAGCTTTTTGCTCTTTTTCTTTTTCTTTAGCTTCTGCTTCTCGCTCTTCATCAGTTTTTAGTAATTCTTTATTTGCTTCTATTTGAGCTTTTAGCTCTTTGGCTTGTGCTTTTAAAAGCTCCAAGCGTTTTTGACCGATTTTGGTTTCACCAGTTCCAGTCATTTTAATCGCATTTATAGCTTGATTAATTGATTTATATTGTTTTTCTAATTTATTAGCATTATTTAAATAATTTTTAATTTGATTTCCAATTGTCTTAATATTTTTTTCATCTAAAATATTAGTTTTGCCTAACGCTTTAAAAGATTTTTGGAGGTCAGCAATATCTTTCATGACTTTCCCAGCATTAGTTTTTATATCAATTTCAGCTGTAACTTTTTTTGCCATAATTTACTGACCTCCAATCTTTATTTATTATCTAAAATTATTTGTTTATTATATAATGTTACCATTGCAACTTCATATAAATTTAAAACGTCATCAATATCCAAAACATTTTTTATTTCATTATAAGTTGCAAACTTATTAGTAATCAGCATATATATAATAGGATGAACACCTTTTGCTTTATGCAATTTCAAATCGTCTCCAGCTGGACTTATATAGTGTTCATTAGTTATTTGCTGGATTCTTGAAAAAGTGGTTTTAAAATATTACCAAAAAACCATTCAATAATTTGGTTCATTGCAAGAAGGTTAGTTTCAATGTTTTCAGGCATATATACATCTCGACCAGGAATTTTAACTTTGAACCACTTATCATTAATTTGGACTTCTGTATTTTCTAATATAAAAGAATAAATTTCTTTTGTCTTTTTAAAATTTTCTAAGTCCATAGTTGTCGCAAGACTTAGTAAATCGACAGGTGAAATTTTAGCTGGCCTAAAAGATAATTCAGGAAGGGCTTCAATATTAAACACTTCTTGTTTCATATTTCGCCTCTTAGTAAGCTAAGTCACCAGATTTTTTAGCTTCTGTAGCTTGTGGATCTTTATCAGCTTCAGCTTTCATTCTCTTATAATTAGCAATTTCAACACCTAAACGTTTTTTAGCTTCTTCAGATTCTTTCTTAGTTGTCATACAATCAACAAGATCAGTTGGCACTTCTTCATATTCTTCACCAAGAGTTAAAATACCGTTTTTAACAAGTGATTTAACTGAATCCCAATTCTTTAATTCATTTGGATAAACACCGATGCCTTTATGAACTAAAACTCTTGTTCCAACCCATGCTGACTTAACATTTAAACGATCTGCAACGTGAGCATCTTTATTGCTCATATTAATTGATTGTAACCCTGCAGTAACAGCTACATCAATTTTACTTTGAATACGAATGTAATTTTTCATAATTTTTCTTGTCCTCCTTAAAATTCTTCGTTTTCTTCAAGTATATCAACTAGATAGACATGCATGACTTTTCCATTTAACATAGTAGTTCTATTTCCTGGTCTACGCAACGCTCTATAGAGTTCAATTTTAACTAAGTTATATGATGCTGGTGAATAGTCTAATTTTTTGTATTTACATATTTGATGTATATTATCAAACATTGCTATTTGATATTCATCTGAGGCATCATAAAATACAATAACATACCTTCCTTTAAATAATTTTTCTTTCGCCATATGTTATTCCTCAGGCGATTCCGTTTCACTTGTTTCTTCTATATTTTCATTAATTTCAGTTTGTTCTTGTTCTGGCGAAGCAGAACCAAGATCTTCACCTTGACCTTCTGCTTCAGGATTTAAATATTCCAATTTTTCTGGCATTTCACTTGATCCACCAAATTGACTTCCAACAATATCTCTTGGTGTATTTCCAGTTTTGCCAGCATTCTTTAATATATCCAAAATTTGATATTCTTCTTCTAATTTTAACGCATTTAAATTTTCTTCAGTAAAGTTAATATTAACAACATCATTTTCCATAAAATTTTTTATAGACATAGCTGTTTGATATTTTGATATAATTCCCATATCAGCTAACTTACTTAATAGTCCAACATAATTATTAATAGCTCCAACTTTATCATTATTTTCTTCTTTTTTAATTAAGCTATTAAAATCAAAATCTGCTGGACCTTTTATATCATACATATAGAACAATACAATTAACAGCTTTTGAATAACTGGTCTTACATATGTATTGCATCTATTTGTAATTGTAACGCTATATCTTTTAAACGCATCAGACTCTTGACTAAGTCCACCTTTTAAATCACCATATAAAATGCCTTGCATTTCAAGTGCAGCTGAAATTAACCACATGTTCTTTTCAAGAAGTTCTGCCAAACCAGATATGCCTTGTAAATTAAATTGTTGATATGTATCATCTTTGTCTAGGAATGTTAATGAGTTCGATGATCGAGCCCAATTAACCATCTCTAGTCGTTTACGCAACTGCTCTTCATTACCAGAATCAGTTCCCATGAAGACTCCGCGCATACCAGACATTTGAACGACTTCTATCAAGGCCTTATTGATTAAGCTTGTAATAGACGCTTTCAATTGGTCATCACGTGCAAGCTCATTTATAATGTGAGCACCTTCAGCATAACCCCAACCTTGAAGTGGACCTGATTTAACAAGTTGTGGAGCAGTTCTGTGTTCATAGCGAAGCACATAGCTGTGGTGGACATTTAATGTCCTTCCATCCGCAAATGTGATGCTATACATCTTTGGTTTGCCAAAATCTATATCCTTCATATTTGTAACAGTATCGGTATTTGTTACAGCAACACCATACCATCTATCTGTTACATACATTCTCATTCTTGCACCTTTAATTTTTTCTCGCTTTAAAGGTTCAGCCATTTCTTCATCTGATACAGTATCAAACATCATAACAGCAACCGAACCACCAAATAAAGCTCCCCACATTAAAAGGCGAATTAAATCTGATTTATAACGATCATATCCTTTATATATTTTTGAATAGTCTTGATCGCCATGAATTGATATTCCGCAGTTAATTTCATCTTGTGCTGGTTTATCAATAGCTCTTCTAAATACCCATGAGTCATTATATAATGCAAGCCATAATGTCCAGTTTAAAGTATCATTATTAAATCCATATGTATTAAATGAGGCAATCTTATCGTCAGTACCAACAGATGTAATAATGTTACCATAATGGTCTGAAATCGAAACAGTTTGAGATTTAGATGCTGTATCCCTGACAGCTTCTAATGTATCATGTAATTGGTCTTCTAAACAGTTGGATTTAAATCCTCTATCAGCTTGAGCTGCATAACGAGCCAAATCTTCTTTTAATCCCATATTTAATCACCTCATACTTTCCAACTTGTAGTCAAATTTATAAAATTTTCCATAGCTGAATAACTACTAAATTTAATATAAAAGTTTGTGCTTGATGGTTGATCTATTGAATATCTATATGTTGAAGATGGTAAAGCTGGAAAATGTAACCAAAGTGTATGGTCTTTAATTCCATCTTTTGCTACTAAATCATCGACAGATGCAGCTTGAATTTCACCAGTATAACTTCCACCTTGTCTAAACTCATAAACAACATTTATTGTTCCTGCAGGATATGTAACAGTTAATCTATCAATATCAATAGTAGGAGTTCCAAATACAACTTCAACACTAATAACATTAGGAATCATATCATGCGCAAAATCCCAATTGCTAAAATAATCACTTAAATAAGCAGCGCTTTTTGTTCCAGTTGTTTTTAATATTTCAGATATTCCAAATGTAATTTTTCTAATTTTATTATCACCAAATTTAACAATACTATTTAATGAGCTACTTCCAAATTTTGCTGCCATAGTTTAGTACCAAAAATATAGATATCCAGATTTTGTTGATACACTTCCTGGAGGATAAGTTGAGCTATTTAGTATAACGATTCCAATTTGTCCGCTTGTTAAATTAGGTAAATCATTTGGTGTATTATAATATTTAACTGTATTAGCAAGAGCTGCAACACCAGCTATAATTGATGACGGATTTATCCATTCAGGATTACCATCATTATTTCCAAGTATTTGGCCATTAGTTCCAGCTGCAACAAACCCAGTTGTTGATGCAGCAGTTTGAACTAATAATTGTCCTTTAGCTCCTTGCGGTTTATTTGAAGCATATCCAACACCAATATCAGCAGGATTCTTCCATATAGGAACAGCTTTGTTTGATGTAGTAGAATCTTTTTTAGTTGTTAAAATTTGGTCATTAATTCCAGCATCTGTAAAAGCTGTAGTATCAGCTGCTGTTTGATATGGAATTTTACCACTTGCTCCAGCAGCTAAATTTGTAGCTTTAATTGCAGTGCCAACATTTAGATTATCAGTTTTGACCCATGTTGGAGCTTGAGTTCCGCTTGAGTATACTTGCTGTAATAAATAAGTTCCAGCAATTGTTTGTGGCGACAAATAACCAGTAACACCAGAATCGCTTTGATAAGGAATAGAATATTTAACTGTACCAGATAAGCTTTTGGCAACTACGTTCGCAAAAGCTCCTTTAATAAAATCAGTCAAATCTGATTCATTTGTTTCAGTTCCTAAAGTAATTGTTGCACCACTATTAAGCCATGCAAGCGTATTAGCAAGTGCTCGATTAGCCAAACTAACCTCTCGTAATATAGTATTAAATACACGAGATGGTATTGTTGCACCTGATGCAAAACCTTGCTTTTTAGCTGGATTAGTATTGAATGTTGATGATTCATCAAAGCTTGATGTATTATCACTTGACCATATATTAAAATTATTTGTTACAGCCATAATATTCCTCCTAATAAATTCTAACTATATTATATCATGTTTGTGTTTACTTGTAAATATCTAACGGCTTAAAAAATAAATTAATTTTGATATAATATAAGGTTAGGCCTTTGAGGAACTCTGCTTCGCAAGAGTCTCTCATTTTTTATTAACGGCTTATTTAGCTAATATTATATGATATAATATTAGTGTAAAATAATTAAGGAGGAATATATATGAAATTATTTATTTTAACACATTGTGCAGTTGAGGAAAATTACACACCACAAATATTTAAAACTAAAAAAGAAGCACAAAATAAAATGAAAGATATGGTTGATAGTCTTGTTTATGAGAGAGATTCAGATGGTGATGTGATTGACCAATACACAGATAATTTTGAAGTGTATGATAATCGTGCGGAAATTATTTATCCAGATGACACTTATGATTGTTTAGAAATATTTGAAGTTGAAATAGATATTTAAATATTAACGGCTTATTTATATATTATAATATGATAAAATATATGTGATGTTTAGTGAGTTCCATCTATAAATAAAACTCGGGGAAATAATGGCCGTGATTCCCGAAATAAAACACATTCGGCTAGCAAAGAAAGGTTAGGTAAAATTATAATGGAAAAGCATGAAATTAAAACTGTTAAAACTAAGGAAGAATTAAAGTCTCTTTATGATGGATGGGCAATGACATGGGAAGGATTACGAGAACAAGATTTTGAACTCGCATGTCAAGAATGCGGAAGTAAAGAAACAACTGGTTATATTATCAAAGGAAAAACCATGAATGAGATTTGCCATTTAAAAGGTAGTAATGCTTACCCAGACGATTTGAATATTTTTGCGATTGATAATTATCATGGACTCGCAATCCAATACGGTGCAAGATGGATGACCGATATTGTTGATAATAATGGAGCAAGAGAACAATATAATCCTTTCAAATAATCCATATATACTTCTTTCTAAATAAAGGTTTGAGTTAACTACTCAGACCTTTATTTTTTATTTACTTTTAAAAACGGCAACGGCTTACAAAACCCAACGGCTTACAAATAGTAAGTGATTGTTATTGAATTTGCTCTTTTTATTAACGGCTTATTTTTAGGTTAATTTCTGATATAATATTATTGTAAATAATTAATAATAAATATTACTTAATTTATTAATTAATAAATTAAGTAGTAAATATTAACGGCTTAATTATATTATATAATATGATATAATATTATATGTAAAATGAATTAAGTAATAAATTATTTACTTAGTAATAAAGTATCATTTATTAACGGCTTAATTAAGTCTTAAAATATGATATAATATTATTGTAAAATAAATTAAATAAATTAATTTATTTTAAATATAGAAATATTATATCTTAGATTAACGGCTTTATTAAAAAGTAATTTATGATATAATATTATATGTAAAATAAATTATTAATAATTTATTTTAACTTGCCAAAGAAAGGATGGTTAGGATTATGGCAAGATTATTAACAAAAAAAGAAGTAGAACAAATTAAGGAAGTTGAAGCTCAAATTGAACTTTTGAAAAAACAACAACAAAAGTACAAGCAAGAGATTTTGAAAAGAATGCAAAGTACGGGTCTAAAGAAAGTTGAGATCGATGATGTGACTTTTACAGTCAAAGAAGCTTTTGAAAGAACAGATTTAGACAAGAAAAAATTAGAAGTTGATTTTCCTGAACTAGTTAAAAAGTATTCAAAGACAACTCAAGTTGCTGAATCACTATTGATTAAACTATAAGCTAATAGGGGCCCCGCCCCTTAGCGAATAGTTAACGGCTTAAATCATATATAAATATATGATATAATATATGTGTAAATTAGTGAATAATAAAATCTTAAGAAAGGGTAGGTAAATGTATGGATTTAAGATTTATTAAAACTGCTAAGGGTGGCGTAATGAGTATTCATTGCGGCAAAATCGTAACAACCAATATTTTTGATAAAGAAGGTTGGCTAGAAATTACAACAGATGATGCTAAGAAATTATTTAAATATGCATGTAGACAATTCCGTCATTGTTGTGATGAAAGTGATGAAAGAAAAGTATTAAATGATTTAATTGTTGAACTTAAAAAAGTTTATACTAGTATTGGAGTTTTTGCTAAACCATATCGTAGAACAAAATCAAGTGTAAGTAGTTATTCAGTTAAAGATGATGGAATTGAATATGATGGAGTAATTGATATCTCTGGTAAAAGTGAAGATGGTCCTCAACCTGAAAAAGCTGAAGTACCAATTGAAAAAAGACGTAAAGCTGTGTGTGAAAAAATCATTAAATTCTTTAGTGAATTTACATTTGTACCAGCAACAAGATTTGTAAATACTCTAAGTAAGTTTACAACTCAAAAAGACGCTAAGACATATATATCAAATTATATGAACTTAACAGACCACCCAGATAAAAATGAAATTAATGAAAAAATCAAATCAAGTGAATTTGGTGATATCTTAAAAGAATTATTTGATTGCCGTGGTGATAAAGTAATCAATAAACGATTAGAAATATATTATGGCCCTCAAGGAACTGGTAAAACAACTGAAGCTATCAATTTATATCCAGAAGCAAATATCACTGTTTGTAATGAATTAATGGACTCAGACTCAATCATGAAAGTATTTGATTTTAATGATGCAAATGGTCATCCCGTATTTAAGCCAAGTCAATTACAACTAGATATGATTGCTGGCCGCCCCCATATACTTGATGAAATGAACTTACTTCCACTAAATACTTTAAGATTTTTACAAGGTATTTTAGATAGTAAAGAAAAGATTAATTATGAAGGCAAAGAAATTGTTATTGCAGATGGTTTCAAAATTATTGGAACTATGAACTTAGTTGTAAATGGTCAAGTTTTTAGTTTACCTGAACCAATTGTTGACCGTGCCCAAAAATTAAAAGAATATACTGCAAATGAAGACCTACTTGCTAACTTTGCTTTCTAGCAAGGTTAGTAAGATACGGCTTATATAATAAAGAAAAAGTGATAAAATATATATAGAAATTAAGTAAGAAAGGTTAGGTTAGGTTATGCTTAGTTTTGAAAAAGTAAATAGTATTTTAGTGACTCTTCCAGTTGGTTATTATTTAGGTAGAAGAATTAACTGTGAATTAGAAGACTCTGACCAATCATATCATGACCCATTTAATGATTTGATTGTTATTGGATTTAAACAATTACCATGTGTAGAAATTGAAGGTGACCTTGACGATGAAGAAATTGAAAAAGATATTCGTTGTATGTTATACCATGAAATATCACATGTATTAGCTACACCAAAAGAAATGTCACACTTTTATGTAAGTGATATTGCTGACAGGGCTTTTAGTATGGCAACTCATACATCAATAGAATCATCTGCAAAGGCTAAAAATTATAAAAGAAGAATTAATGATTTTAATGAAAAAGATGTTCATGATATTCTTAATATCTTTGAAGACCAAAGAATTGAAACTATATTTGGAAGCTATTTCAAGAATGTAGATTTTCCAAACTATGTTAAAAAAGTAAATCATTACGAAGGTCCAACTAAGCCAGTAGATACATTTGATGCCTTCTATCAAATTGTAAGATTTAATGATGGTCCAAAAGAATTTGTAAAACGAGTATATAATATTATTAAAGATTTTACGGTTGTAAAAGGTTATGATCAAGCAAATAGATATTTTGCAAAAGTTATGATATTATTCCTTGATATTCAAGATTATTATAAAATGGATGCAAAATGTGAAGAAAGAATTGCAAGTGAAGCAGGGGCCCCTACCAAAATTACAATCAAACTTGGTAGTAGCAAAGACACTCCTGATATTGAAATGCCAGATGCTCTAGATATTGACTTAAATAATGTTGAAATAGAAATTGAAGATACAGATAAAGAAGAAGGTGATGGTGAAGATTCGCCAGCACATCATGATACTTCTAAAGAAACATCAGAAAAGTCAAAAGAGATTGAAGATGATAAATCAAAAATCTCTAAAGAAGATTTAGAAAAATTATTAGATGCAATTAAAGATTATTTAGTAAGATGCAAAAAGAGTATTATAGATGAAGATATAAAAGCTGACTATAAAAACGAACCACTAGATAATAAAGTTAAAACAATTATTTTGAATGCTCGTAGAAAGAAAGGTCTAACAGCTTCAAGCACACAAACACATTTTGGTAAACTTAATCCAAAATATGTTGGTAGAAAAAGAATTGAAGATTATAAGTGGTTTGATAAATCATTAGATGGCGAAAAGAATAGCTCAAGTAAAATCCAACTAAATCTATTCGTAGATATTTCAGGTAGCTTTTCAGGTAGTCAGCAAAAGATTAATGAATTATTGTATAGTCTAAATGAATTACAAAAACGAAATAAAGACTTCACATGCCGATTAGTGACTATGGGTAACGAGAATATCTTAAGAGATAGAGTTAGTGCGGTAATTTGTAGAGAAGGAAATTATTTAAAGAATGAAATAATTGATATCTATAAAAAAGTACAAAACAAAAATGCCACTAATTATAACATTGCGGTATTTGATGGTGATGCACAAAGTTTTGATGGAATTAGTAGCTGGTCTGCAAGAGAAAGAATGAGAAAGACTCATGAAAAAGCTTGGTCAGCATGGAACCATCCAAACTGTGTAATCATTTCAGACCCATCTAATCAAAGAGAATTTGATAAATGGTCACCAATTGCAAAACGAATTTATACATATGACTATGTAAGTAAATTAGAAGATAATATTATTAAAGCATTAGAAATGCTGTTTAAGTAAAGACTCTTGACTTAGTTGAGAGTCTAATAGGTGGAACAAGTAGTGAAATCCTAACCTACCTAACCTAAGCTATTTGTTTCACCTCTTAGGCTCTCAACTAACGGTTTATATAATATATAGAATATGATAAAATATAATTACAATAAGTTAAGAAAGGTTAGGTAAAAGAAATGACTTATCAAGAAATTTTAGAAAGAGCAAAAAGATTTGACATCCCAGTTTGGCAATTATTAGCGGCAAATGAAGTTAATTGTCAATTTGAAGATTTAAGTAGTGAAAATTTTGAACTATTATCTGATTTTGTTTATGATTGGATTATGGATACAGATATGCCTGTAGATGAATTATGCCGATTAATTAAAGATTGTTTAGAAGATAAAGTCTTCACATTAGATGACATTAAGAATGACCCTGAATTTGTAAGAGACGAATTAAATGAGAGGATTTAATTATGGCAAAATTTTATGGTCAAGTTTTTGGTGATAGAACTGATGTTCATACTTTAGGCTCAAGAGGAATAAAAGTTAGTGCTCAAACATATGATGGTAGTGTCATTATTAGTTTAACTTATAATAAAGATAATGACCTATGTGTTGTGCTTGAAACAAATCACGATTCAGCTGATTGTGGAGAGTCGTTGTTTAATGGCACATTTAAAGATTTTAATAAATTATTTGAAAAAGATGAGC